TGCGGCGCCACTCCAGTGCAGGGGTTGCGGCGGCACCGCCGGCCCGTTCGTCACCAAGGACGGCCACTGCGAGGACTGCGCCGACGCCGAGGCTGCACTGCGCAGCGCGCTGGAAGACGGTGGCTGGCTCGACGCCAAGGCCGACCGCCTCATGGGCGCCTACGCCGCCGTCATCCTCGGCCGGACCGCCAGCACGCTCCGCACCGTCCCCGGCTGCGAGAGCGCCGCCCGCATCGTCGACAACACGGCGCGGGGGATGCGCCGATGACCACCACAGTTGAAGCGCCGGCCGAGGTCGAGCCCGGGATGTACGACATCCCCGCCGCGCTCTACCACAGTGACCCGGTGCCCGGCGGAAGCCTCTCCTCGACCGGCGCCCGGAAGCTGGCCACCGAATGCCCGGCCGCGTTCAAGCACTGGCTCGACAACCCGGAGCCGGCCAAGAAGGAGTTCGACTTCGGCACCGCCGCGCACAAGGTCGTCCTCGATGACGGGCCCGAGCTGGTGCTCGTCGACAAGGAGATCTGGAACACCAACGAGGTCAAAGCGCGCGTCGCCGAGATCCGGGCCGCAGGCAACATCCCGCTCAAGCAGCGCGACCTCGACAAGGTCCACGCCATGGCCAAGGTGCTGCGCGAACACCCCGAGGCCGCCGAGCTGCTGGAGCCGGGCAGCGGCGTCGCCGAACAGTCCCTGTTCTGGAACGACCACGGCATCTGGCGCCGGGCCCGCATCGACTGGCTGCGCCACGACGGAACGATCGTCGACTACAAGTCGGCGCGGTCGGCGAACCCGTCGAAGCTGGCCAACCACCTCTTCGAAAACGGTTACCACCAGCAGCAGGAGTACTACCGCGACGGCGCCCTGGAACTCGGACTCACCGAGCTCGTCTGCTCGTTCAAGTTCATCTTCCAGGAGAAGGAAGAGCCGTTCCTCGTCTCCGTGATTGAGCTGGACGCTGCCGCCTGCGCCATCGGCCGCCACCTCAACGAGGTCGCCCTCAACGCCTACGCCCTCTGCCGCCAGTCCGGCGAGTGGCCCGGATATCTGCAGACCCCTCTCATCTCGCCGCCCGCCTGGCTTGAGCGCCAGTACCGCTAGGAGATCACCACCATGAACCAGCCCCTCGGCCAGCCCGTCCGTACCGGACGCCAGCAGCCGCAGACCGACGAGTACGACGACGGTCCGTTCACCTTCCGGCCCGCCACCCGCGACCGCGTGAAGGCCCGCATGTCCATCCAGGGAGTCGCCGGCTGCGGCAAGACCTGGACGGCCCTCAACGTCGCCCACGGCCTCAACGGTGGTGAGCGGTTCGCTGTCATCGACACCGAGCGCGAGTCCGCCTCGCTGTACCTCGGCGTCAACGGCATCCACTTCGACTCGCTGAACATGCACCGCTACGACCCGCGCGACCTCGTCAAGGCGCTCGCCTCCGCCGCACAGGCCGGCTTCGGAACGATCGTCGTCGACTCCCTCTCCCACTTCTGGAAGGGCACCGACGGCACCCTCGACCAGGTCGAGAAGGCCAAGTCGAAGTACGGCGGCAACAGCTTCGCGGGGTGGAAGGACGGCACCCCGATGCAGAACGAAATGATCGACGCCCTCCTGTCGTACCCGGGGCACGTCATCGCGACGATGCGCTCCCACACCGAGTGGGTGCTTCAGGAGAACGACCGCGGGCGTAAGGAGCCCGTCGCGGTCGGGATGCGCGCCGAGCAGCGCAAGGGCGTCGAGTACGAGTTCAGCATCGTCGCCGAGATGGACATCACCAACCGGATGCGGTTCCTCAAGTCCCGCTGCCCGGTCTTCCACCAGCAGGTACTGGAGAAGCCGGACGGCATCCAGGACATCGCCAAGCCGCTCCTCGACTGGCTGAACGACGGCACCGAGACCGTCGACTCGGCCACCTACGTCGACGACGCGCAGGCACAGGACGCCACCGCCGACAGCCTCCTCGCCCTGTACCGCGAGGTCGAGAACCGCGGACTCCTCGCGACGCCGCTCATGCACCCGGACACCGCCAAGCCGACCAACCTCGGCGCCTACATCAAGGAGCGCGGCATCGCGCTCAAGAACGCCCAGCAGTAGCCCGCACATACCGGAGGCCGGCCCGCGGGCATTGCGGGCCGGCCCCTCGATCCGACAAGGAAACCACGTCATGACCAACCTCTGGCGCCGCGTCCTCGCGGGCCTCACCCACACCGGCCCCGGCTACGACCCCATCCACGACGAGGCCGTCGAGATGCAGACCGCGCTCGGCCTGCTCTCCGACCGCTATCTGCAAATCGCCGACCAGGCCAGCAGCGAGGCCGCCCGGGCGCGGGCCGTGCAGATCCGGCAGGCCGGCAACGACATCCGGCACACCCTCATCCACGGCCGCATCCCCAGCTACCTGATGGCCGACGCCGAGCTGGAGCAGTACGGCGCACCCGAGGAGGCGACCCGATGAAGGCGCTCACCGTCAGGCAGCCCTGGAGCGGTGCGATCGCCCATCAGAACAAGAGGGTCGAGAACCGCACCTGGCCGCTCCCGTCGAAGTACTGGGGCGCCCGCATCCTCATCCACGCCGGAGCCCAGCGGGACCGGTTCGCGGTCGTCTACGGAGACCACCTCGACGTGTACTCGGCGATCGTCGCGGTCGCCACCGTGACCGGCTGCCACTACTCGGAGGACGGCCGCTGCTGCGGGCCGTGGGGCGAGGAGAACGTCTACCACTGGGAGCTGGCCGACGTCACCGCACTGCCCGAGCCGGTCCCGGCCAAGGGGGCGCTCGGGTTCTGGACGCCCGACGAGGAGACCGTCAACGCCGCACTCCGGCAGGAGACGGGGGTGGCGTGGTGAAGCGCTGGTACGTGGGCCAGCCCACGAAACGCGGCGGCGTTCACCCGCCCCGCACCTCCGTCAACCGGATCGGCGGGCCCTCCTCCGCGATGCGCCGTCAAGGCCAGCGCATCGACGACAAGCAGATCCTCGCCGGTTACGTCCAGCTCAAGCCGGGCGTCCTCGTCGTCTGGGAGCGCCAGCCCTGGCGCATCCTCTCCGTCGACGAACGGCCCGACGACCTGTGGGGTGACGGGCACGAGGAGCGTTTCGCCAACGAGGTCGCCACCTGGGAGCGCTGGCGGCGCGGCGACAAGCCGGAACGCGCCACCTGGCGCGAGCGGCCCTTCGTCATCCAGCTCGTACCCGTCGCCGACCCGAAAGCCACGCCGCGCCACCTCATCGCGCCCGGCGGCCACTCCTGGGACGTGCTGCCCGAGCACTACTCGGTGTGCGTCGCCTGCGGGGAACTCCCGCCCTGCGCACACGAGGAAGCCGACCGGGAAGCCGACCGGATTGCGGCCCGAAACGACGCACTGATGGACATCCCAGCTGGTCACTGCCTCGGCTGCGGCGAATACATCACCGCCCGCCAGAACGCGGCCCGCTTCCCCGGCCCCAACCTGTGGCGCCCCGACCTCCCCGAAAACTCCGCGGTGTTCCACGCCCGACAGGAGTGCTCCGGCGAAGTCGACCGGTACCGGCGTCAGTGGGAAGCCCGCGGCAACACCGACACCCAGCCCGCGCTGTTCGCCGACGAGGAGAACGCCTCATGACGCACATCCAACCCGCCTTCGACGGCCCGCACCTCGCCGCCTCAGCCCCGCCCGCCACCCGCCGCGTCATGGACGACTACGAGGCGTGGGAGTCGATCGTCCGCCCGCACTACGTGGCCGCCGCCAAAACCGGCGACTCCTTCCTCTTCTGGAAGATCGCCCAAGCCAACGACCTCCCCGAGCCGCCCAACCAGCGCCTCGACTGGGCACGCCTCGCATCCGCGCTCCACCGCGACCACATCACCCGGCCCGACGGCTTCGGCCTCGCCCGCGATAAGAGCGCCTGCCGTCGCTGGCGGGGGACCGTCGAAGCCATGCAGGGGAGGGCGGCATGAACGCCTTCTACGAGGACGATGCCGTCCAGCTGCACCTCGGTGACTGCCTCGACATCCTGCCGACCCTCGCCGACGCATCCGTCGACGCCGTGGTGACTGACGCGCCCTACGAGATTTCGATGATGAACCGCGCCTGGGACTCGACGGGCATCGCCTACAACGTCGACGTCTGGCGCCACTGCTGGCGCGTACTGAAGCCCGGCGGCCACCTGCTCGCCTTCGGCGGCACCCGCACCTACCACCGCATGACCGTCGCCATCGAAGACGCCGGATTCGAGATCCGCGACAGCCTCCACTGGATCTACGGAAGCGGCTTCCCCAAGGGGCAGGACATCGCCAAGTCCATCGACCGGCGCCGCGACGACCGACAGCAGGTGCTGCAGGTCACGGCATGGCTGGCTGAGGTCATAGCCGCCACTGGATGGACGACCCGCCAGATGAACGAACTGTTCGGCTTTCAGAGCCAAGCAGGCCACTGGGTGACACAGGGCGTTGCTGCCGCAGTCCCCACGCCAGAGCAGTGGGTTCGGCTCCGTACCGAGATCGGCTTCGACGACGCCGAGATCCTTCCCCTGGTCGAGGCGCTGACGGGACGCAAGGGCGAGTTGGGCGAGGCATGGGCCCAGCGCGAGGTGATCGGACGGCGACACGCGGCCGAGCGCAAGAGCGATCACCTGTACGGCGACTACAGCGGCGACGACCGGATCACCGCCCCCGCGACCGACGCCGCCCGGAAGTGGCAGGGCTGGAACACAGCGCTGAAACCGGCGCACGAGCCGATCGTCCTCGCCCGTAAGACAACCGGCTTCAACACGACCGCCGCCAACGTCCTGGAGCACGGCACGGGCGCCCTCCACGTCGACGTCTGCCGGACCATGGCCGGGCAGGACTACCGCGAGAAGTGCGCGTCCGTCGTCGGCATCGACAGCCCCCGCAACGGCGACACCCTCGGCGAGTGGACCGGGGCCCGCGAGGACTCCGCACATGCGGCCGGACGGTGGCCGACAAACGTGCTCCTCGGTCACGGGTCCGACTGCGTCGACGGCGGAGACTGTCAGCCCGGATGCCCCGTCGCGGAGATGGACGCACAGAGCGGCGTCAGCACGAGCCCGACCGGCTCCGTGAAGGGGCAGCGGCGCAGTGGCGGAATCATGGGACAGGCGGCCGGAAGCAAGATCAGCAACAGTGGCCACGGCGACACTGGAGGCGCATCCCGGTATTTCCCGATCTTCCGGTATGAGGCGAAAGCCCCGAAGGTCGAACGCCCCCGCCTCGCCGACGGCACCGCGCACACCACGGTCAAGCCGCTCACCCTCATGCGCTGGCTGGTCCGCCTCGTCACCCCGCCCGGCGGAACTGTCCTCGACCCGTTCGCGGGCTCCGGCACCACGTTGGAGGCCTGCCGACTGGAGAGCTTCCAATCCATCGGCATCGAGAAGGACCCGGCGCACGCCGAACTGTGCAAGATCCGCCTCGCCAAGCCGTACATGACGGACCTCTTCAGCGGGGGTGCGGCGTGATGCACACGGTCTTCTCGAACCTGTGGTGGGTGTGGCCCGCCCTGATCTTCGCCGGTGCGCTCGGCGTCATCGTCGGCGCTGTGCTCAACCGGCGCGCCACCACCCGCCACAACCGCGGGAGGCGGACGTGAACCCCGAACGCGCCACCGGCCTCAACGCGCCCGCCAACTGGTACATCAACCAGCTCGCCACCTACGGCTGGCCCGTCCTCGCCATCACCGCCATCGTGCTCATCGCCGCCTGGTGCGGCCTCGTCGCCTACCTCAACCGGGGGCGGTCATGAACCCCGACCTGTACGCGGCGTGGTTGACCGCCGGCAGCAACCTGCAGCCCGTCGGGGCGTGGCTCGGCCGGAACTGGATCTGGCTCGGCGCCGCAGTGGTGGCCGCCGGATTCGCCTGGTGGGCGCTGCGGCGGGAACTCCGGGGCGCCGGCGACCAGGTCGCCGCCATCCTCGCCGACCAGCCCCAGCCCCAGCCCGGCACTGACGCGGGGCTGTACCTCGACTGCGTCGCCATCTACGACGACTGCGACGAACTCGACCGCCTCCGCGACCTCATCGACCAGCACCGGAAGGAGAAGCCGTGACCACCGCCACCGATACCATCCCCGCACACGGCACCGACGCCCGCTACAAGGGCAACCGCACCGGCACCCGGCCGCCCTGCCGGTGCAAGCTGTGCCAGCGCGGCCACCGGCGCGCCGACCTGGAACGGGAACTCCGCCGCCAACGCGGCGAACGCAGCCTCGTTCCCGTCGCCGAAGTCCTGCCGCACATCCTGATGCTGCGAGCGACCGGCATGAGCCAAACCATGATCGCCCGAGAGGCCGGCGTCGCCCAGTCCGCCATCTCCTACGTCACCACCGGCCGCAACAAAACCTGCCAGGCGGACGTGGCCCGCCGGATCCTCACCGTCCGGCCGCACCGCTTCGACGGCAACGCCGAACGCCCCGCCATCGGATCCATCCGACGCGTCCGCGCCCTCTACAGCCTCGGCCACGGGCGCGCCGACATCTCCACACGCAGCGGCCTCAGCATCGCCAGCATCAGCCTCCTCGCCGAAGCCCGCTGGAACGTCATCGACAACAAGGCGGCCACCGCCCTCGCCGAGACCTACCGGCAACTCGTCCACCAGCGCGGCACCAACTGGAAGAACGAACGACGGGCCGCCCGCGAAGGCTGGGCGCCACCCGGCGCCTGGGACGACATCGACAACCCCGACTGTGAGCCAGACGCACCAGCCGTCCAGCTCAACTTCCACGAGCGCGCCCAGCTCCGCCGCGAAGAGATCATCCACTTCGCCTGGCACGGCGACACCCCCGAACAGATCCTCACCCGGCTCGACCACGAGGTGTCTATCTCCACCGTCCGCCAGATCGTCCAGGAATGGCGCAGCGGCGAGAAGCGCGTGCGGCCCCAGCAGGAGAAGACGGCCAAGGCCGGGCTGGGGGCTGCGGCGTGACGCTCCGCATCGGCTCCCTGTTCACCGGCACCGGCGCCCTCGACCTGGCCGTCATGGACGCCTACGACGCCGACGTCCTCTGGCACTCGCAATACGAGCCGCCGGACAAGAAGGGCAAGGAAGACGCCAACCAGTACGCCGCCCGCATCCTCGCCCGCCACTGGCCGACCATCCCCAACCTCGGCGACATCACCAAAGTCGACTGGCCGGCCGTCCTCGACGAGCACGGGCCCATCGACATCCTCACCGGCGGCTTTCCCTGCCAAGACGTCTCATCCGCCGGCAAGCGCGTCGGCCTCGTACCTGATTCCCGCTCCGGACTGTGGAACCACATGGCCCGCGCCATCGCAGTCCTCCAACCACGATTGGTGATCATCGAAAATGTCGAAGGGCTCCTCTCAGCACCGGCTGCCAGCGACATGGAACCCTGCCCGAACTGTGTGGGAGACCGACACCCTGGGCCTCTACTGCGGGCATGCGGAGCCGTACTTGGAGACCTGGCCGGCCTCGGGTTCCATGCGGAATGGGCGCGCGTCGCAGCGTCGGAGGTCGGCGCTCCCCACCAGCGCAAACGGGTCTTCGTCTACGCCTGGCCCGCTGATGTCGACCCCAGTGGCCTCGGACGGTGGGACCGATCGGGGCTCCTCGGCGGGTTGGGGACTTCGGGACGAGGCGCGGAAGCTGATGCCCACCCCGCGGACCTCGGACACGAACGGGATCGGGACGCACGGCGCCGGGGGCATGGACCTGCGGACCGCAGTGTCGATGCTTCCGACGCCCAGAGCGCGGGATGGGAAGGGTGCGGGCTACGAGGACGATCTGCCGTCAACAGTGAACCGGCTGCTCCCGACGCCCACGGCGTCGAATCCCAACGACGGGGAGTCATTGGAGTCCTGGGAGGCCAGGCGGCAGCGGAACCTGGCGAAGGGGATCAACGGGAACGGGCAGGGCACACCGCTCGCGATAGCGGTACGGCAACTGCCGAACCCGACTGCCCCACCTGCGGGTGCCCCGAGTCCATCCACGACGCCGGAGGATTCTGCGCTGGCTGCCACGGCTGCACCGATCCCGAACTCGGACGGCCCGATGAAGTTGCTGCCAACCCCGGCCGCATCGTTCCCCGGCACGACGGCGAACTTCCGGCCGGACGGGACGCCGTACAGCGAGGGCTACGGGATGACGCTCCTCGATGCGGTGCGGCTTCTTCCGACGCCCAGGGCGTCGGACAGCGAGAGGACGTCCTCAACCTACGGCCGGGGCAACCCGACCTTGACTGGGGCGATTACGGACCCGCCATCCGCCGATGGGAAACAGTCCTCGGACGACGAGCCCCCTGGCCAACCGACGCTCTGGGGCGACTGAGCCCCGTCTTCACCGAATGGCTCATGGGCCTCCCTGACGGCTGGGTCACCGACACCCCCGGACTCACCCGCGCCGCCATGCTCCGCGCCCTCGGCAACGGGGTCGTCCGTAGGCAAGCCGTCGCCGCCATCCGGCTCCTGCACGAGCGGGCCGTCAGTGACGACCAACGGGCCGCCGCATGACCGCCCACCCCCGTCCGCGTGCCGGGCCCTGACACCCATCCCGCACATCGGCCGGACATGCACCCCAAGGCAGGACATAGCGAAGCCCCGCCGTGGCGGGGCTGGGAGGAGACGAGGTGACGTCAGTCGGACTTGACCACGAGCTCGCGCGTCTCGCCAAGGGCGGCCAGGGCGCGCTCGTAGAAGTCCAGCGACACGATCATGGCGTAGCGCTGCCCGTGGTTGAGCAGAGCAGTCGGCTGATCGCGGTGCGCAACAGTGCAGACCACGCTGGTCAGCTTGGGGCGCGCGAGGGACAGCGAAATCTCCCTGACGCCATCCTCTGTCACGACATCTCGGATGTTCCGTCGGTCCACGCGCGGCGAGTAGATGCGGTTGAACTCGGGGTCTTCCGCACGCACGGCCTCTTCCTCGGTTTTGGCCGCGGTCGGCCGATCGTCGAACCACTCCACCTCGCGGCGGGCAACCCGCGGCCACCACTCCTTCAGTTTGGAGTGCTGCTCGAAGCGCACCTCGGGCTGATGGCTGATGCCTATGTACAGCAAAACGCCGCCCTCGTCGAAGAGTCGGTACAGGGCGGTGCGGTGGTCATCGAGCCACATGGGCGGTCTCCTCGGTCAGGCCGGGGATTCGGCTCCCGGCTCGGCTTTCTTCCTGCTGGTGACGGTCGGCTCGCGCAGCGGCGCAAGGTCGTACTTGCGGGCAATGCGGCGGATCGTTTCGTAGCTGTAGTCCGTGGCTTTCGCCACGGCGGCCGGCTTCATGCCGCCACGAAGGGCGTCCACTACGGCCGCCTCGAAGTCCTTCGCGGCGGTCTGCTCGGTCGTTCGCTTCGCGGTGGCTGCCTGCTTCAGGCGGGTCACGACTTCCTCCTCGGTCATGGCGGCATGGTCCCACGGCGATGTGGCCACATCCAGTTGCACAACAGTAGCCAACATTCATGTGGCCAAGTGTATGTTGGCTACTGCGAGATGCGCCAGTCGCATCACTCGCCTCCATGAGGGCTGTCCCAGCGCGGCAGTCAGAGCCAGAGACACCCCTCCCGAGAGAAGAGACAGATGGGTTACCACCTCCGCCGTCAGTTGCGCGAAGCGCTTGGGCCAGGCGTCACGGGCCTTCAGCGTGCCGTGGCTCTGGAGATTGCGGACGATGCCAACGAGGACACCCGGCGTAGCTGGGTCGCCCTTGAGGACTTGGCGCGCTGGACCGGCGCCAAGGACGCGGTGGTGGTGCGCAACGCGCTCAAGCGGCTCGCCGCAGCCGGCTGGGAGTTCCGTACCCCGATCGGCAAGGGGAAGGACGGCCGCACCCTTTACGCCGTACCCGGCACCCGGATGACTTTCGTCGTTCCCCACTTCGAAGAGGTAGTCACCGCTACCTCTAAGGGGGAGCCACCGCTACCCCAAGGGGGAGCAGGGGCTACCCCTTCTAGGGGTGAAGGGGTAGCAGGGGCACCTTCAGAAGGTGCCGGGGCTCACTCAGAAGGTGCCGGGGCTACCCCCTTCTCCTCATACTCCTCAGCTCCTCAAGAAGAAGTAGTAGCTACGCAAGAGGTAGCCGTGGCTACCCCTTTGCCTGCGGTCCGCGAGATCACCGCCGACGAGAAGCTTGAGTTCGGCCGCTTCTGGACCTATCACCCGAAAAGCAAGGACTACGACAAAACCCTTGAGGCCTGGACCGCTGCCGTCCTCGACGGAGCGGACCCCGTCGCCATCTCTGCTGCCGCCCTCGCCTACGCCCGCGAGATGGCGAGTGAGCCCTTCCAGTACGTCAAGCACTCCGCCAACTGGCTCAAGCAGCGCCGCTACGCGGACAAGCACGCTCCCGAGCCGGACGCCAACGGCAGGCCCCAACTCCGCGCCGTCTCCGGCGGCTGGCGCCCCTTCCAGAACCCCGAAGACCAAGACGTCTACGACGCACCCCTCATCTAAGGAGCCTCATGTCCGACGAATGGAGTCCACCTAGCCAGCGCCGCCGCGGCCTCGATCTTGCCGCGCTCGGCGTACCACCCGGCCGCTACGTGCACCCGGAGGTGTCCGAGTTCCTCGACTTCCCCGGAGGTGACCGCGACGGTGCCGCCCGCATCGAGGCCTACCTTCACCGGGAGGCCGGCCTGGATTCCCTACAGACCGCCGAGGTCGAGTTCGTTCGCCAGCACTTCCTCAAGTGCGCCGAGGAGCAGCGGCAGAAGTGCATCGCCCACTTCGAAACCAAGGTGCCCCGCCGCTACGCCTCCGCCCAGCCCAACCCGATCGCCCGCGCCTGGGCGCAGTCCATAGTCACCAACCCCGAGGAGACGCGCTCGCTGCTGGTCGTCGGCCCCACCGGCACCGGCAAGACGCACTACGCCTACTCGGTACTCCGTGCAATCGCCGAGACGGGCCGGCCTACCGGATGGGACGCACTCACCGCAGCCGACCTGTACGCCGGCCTCCGGCCCCGCGCCGGTCGGGACAGCGAGGCCACCTTCGAGTCGATCGCCGGCACGGACGTCCTGTTCGTTGACGACCTCGGGGCGGCGAAGCTCTCCGAGTGGACCGAAGAGGTCACCTACCGGCTGATCAACCACCGGTACGAGCAGTGCCGCCCCAGCATCTTCACCAGCAACGTCCCCCCGACGCAACTGCGTGACGTCCTCGGTGAGCGCATTGCCTCCCGCCTCACCGAGATGTGCGAGCGGGTCGCACTCAAGGGTGACGACCGCCGGAAGGGGATGGCGGCGTGAATGCTCCCCTGACCTACGACGATGTCCGCGGCCTCAAGCAGGACGGCGAGCTCGGCAAGTTCATCAAGTTCCACATGGGTGAAGCCCAGCGTGCCGCCGCCTACCGCCGCGGTCTGGTGCTGCGCTACCCGGAACTCGCCGCGAAGCTCGCCCAGCCGCCGATCGGCTTCTCGTCGCCCGAAAAGTGGAACGGCTACATCCCGCCGGCGACCGACTGCACCGGTGCCATGAACACCGCCCGCTGCCGCCCCGCCCTCATCGCGCTCGTTGCGGAAGCCGAACGGCGCCGCGACCAGCCGAAGGAGACCGCGGCGGAACTTGAGGAGGCGGCGTGAACGCCAACCGGCCGCCAGCCCAGCGCCTGCGAGAACTCCGCACCTGGGCTCGCACCGCCGCCTGCTGCCCCACCTGCCAGGTTGCACCAGGAACGCCCTGCCACCGCGGCGGCACAGCCCTCCCGGGCGGAGCCGTCCACGCCCGCCGCTACCAGGAAGCCGAGGTCACCGCCGCATGAACGCCTATGAGCGCCTGATGGCGGAGGCGGTCCCGACCGGCAGCTTCGGTCGCGCCCGGCCCCCCAAGCGGCAGTGCACCGAACCGGCTCCCCGTTGGACGCCCGCGGAGCAGGCCGCCCACCGCGCCACCCTCGACGCCGCCCTGGACGGCTTCGAACTGGTCGACGACTACGCCAGCAACAAGCGCGACCGCTACCGCGAGCAGCGCACACACCTGCGGCTAGTCGCCCCCGCCCCGACCCCGCCGCCCGACACGTGCACCTGCGCCAAGTGCGGCGGCAACCCCGCCAGCCGCGTTGAGCACCGACCCCAGGAAGGAACCGCCGCATGACCACCTATCGCCCGACCCGAAGCTGCCCCCACCCCCTGTGTCGCCCGCTCCACCTGATCGCCGCCGCAGGGGCACTCCTTGCCGTCGCCGCCGTCGCCCCGTACAGCCCGTGGATCCTCGGCCTGCTCGCGGTCGGCGCCCTCTTCTCGGTCGGCATTTACCAGCTCGTGCACCGCCAGACCATGGTCGCCAGCGTCAAGGAGGAGCTGAACCAGTCGGTCACGATCACGACCCGTCCGGCGTGGGTGCGCGCTGCGGTCGCCATGGACGTGATCTGGACTGTGCTCGTTCTGGCGACGCTCGCGTCCGTGCTCACCGACCGTTCGGCCTCCGGCCTGGGGGAGCCGAGCCGCCCCGCGCTGCTGGCGGCTGTGGCGGTCGGCGTCGCCCTCACCGTGACCGCGGAGGGCCTGCACCGGCGGGCGGTGCGTATCCAGCGGGTTCAGCCCGCCACCCCCGCCCCGCACCGCGACAGCACCGCCGCCTAGCCACCCACCGAAGGAGATCCGCATGAGCAGCCCCGCCACCCAACAGCCCGACACCTTCGACCAGTTCGAGCCGCCCGAGGTTCGCATCGCCCGCTGGGAGGCCGCCGCGCTTGCTGCTGGCCGCGAGGTCGACCGCAATGCCCTGCGTGCCTACATGGCCGTTGCGGATGCCGAGTTGAAGGCGCTCGCCGACAACTGGGCCCAGTCCGTTGCCAGCTCCGACATGGAGATCCGTCGGCTGAGGGCCCGCATCTGGTGGTTGGAGCGGCCGATGGTCGAGGCGAAGCGCAACGAGGTCCGCAGCAGCTACACAGCGCTGATTGCGCAGGCCGAGCAGGACCGCGATCCCGAGGGCAAGTTCGACGTCGAGTGCCGGCTGCGTGAGCGCGAGGAGCAGTGGGCGGCCGAGGACGCCTCCGCCCCGACCCCGTGAACGCCGCGACCCGGGCGGGGTGTAGCCGCCCGGGTCTGCCCCGAACCCTATCCAGCCGCAAGGGAGCACCTGATGCCTGACCGCACCTCCCGTACCCCGCCTCCCCGCCGCCGCCCGTCGACGCGCAAGTACCTGACCGCCGATGCCGAGCGGATCATCGCCGACTGCTACCCCGGGCAGGTGCTGGCGGCGGTCATCGAGCGGGCGGTGCGTGCGATGGCGGTGCGGGACGGGCTGCTGACGGCGAAGACGGGCAAGCCGCGGGCGGCCGCGAAGGCCCCGTCCGCCGCCCCCAGTTCGCCTCTGGCGGCCTCAGGGCCCGTCGAGGCCCCCCGCGCCCTCCCGGACGCTCCCGACGGCTCCTAGGGCCGTTTACGGCTTCCGACTCGATCCACCCCCAACCAACCACCGATCAAGGAGCAGGACATGACCGTCAACCCGAGCATCACCACCGACCGAGTCCTCCAGGAAGTCCTCGCCGAGCGCATCCGGCAGGACGGCCTCTGGGGTGAGCAGAACTGGCACGACTTCGAAGGCATCTCGGTCCTCACCGAAGAAGTCGGCGAAGCCGCCAAGGCCGCGAACGAGGCCAACTTCAAGTCGGGCAAGACCCCCGGCGACTACAGCCACCTGCGCGAAGAGCTGATTCAGGTGGCCGCCGTCGCGGTCAACCACGTCGAGATCATCGACCGCCGGACCGCAGCGAAGGCCGAGGCCGCCTGATGCCGCGCCACATCCGCGCCACCGCCTGACTCCCGCCCCGCCCCTGGCCGTCGTCTTCCCGGCGGCGGCCGGCCTCACCCGAAGGAGCACCGTGTGACCACCGACCCGCAGACCGCCCGCTACCGCCACCGCACCACCGAAGTCGAAGCCGTCCAGTGGACCGGCAGCAACGCCGACGTCCTGCGCGCTTTCTGCGGGCCGGACTTCGACGAGATCGCCCCCGAGGACCGCACCGAGAACCCGGACGCTTCCGCCGCCGTGCGGGAGTCGAAGCACGGCACTTGGCGCGGCCTGGAGCCGGGCTACTGGGTGGTGAAGATCGGCGAGGAGTTCTACGAGGAGTCGCCCGCCGACTTCGCCGCACAGTTCGAGCCCGTCCCGGCGCCCGCCGCCGACCGGGCCGTAGGCGTGGCCGACGCGATCCGCACCTTCCCGTTCGACAACTTCGGCATGGACGACGTGTCGTTCGCCCTCGAAGACGACCCCGAGGCGCAGGAGTGGGTGCCTGCGCTCGCCGATGCGGTCCTTGCCACGCTGCCCGCGACCACCGCGCAGGCAGTCGAGTTGCGGGACTACTGGCATGCGGAGGCGATGAGCGCGACCACCCGCATCATCGAACTGGAAGGCCAGCTGGAGGAGTCGCGCCGCGCTGCTGCCGAGCCCGCCGCCGACCGGCCCGCCGGGGAGGCGTACCGCCTCGCCGTCTCGGCTGCGCTCCGTCTCGGCACGGGGGCTACCTGGGAGGCGATCCGCGACCGGGCCGAAGACCTGACGGCCGAGGTCGCGGAACTGACCGAAGCTCGGCGCCGAGTCCTCGACCGGCCCGCCGACGAACTACCCGCCACGCCGGATGCAGGCTTCGTGCTGTGGCTGGACGCGTCGGACGGATCAGTTCCCACACACGACGGCATCCGCTGGCCCGACGGCACCGCCACGCTGCACCACCGCCACTTCGGGTACACGACCACGCACCCGGACCCCGAGGCTGCCCGGCAGTCGGCGCACGGCAAGCAGGGGCGCCTCGCCTGGCCCGCGCCCGCCGCCGCGTCTGTCGGGCAGGCAGCACACACCACACGAAGCGCTGGGTGGCGTGCCGTCGTCAGCCCCCGCACCCTGCACGCAATCGCCGTACACCTGGACGCCCGCGCAGTTTCGATCCTGCGGCCGGAGAGCGACGTGTACGCCGAGTGGCAGGCCGTCGCCGCCGAGCTGCGTCGCATGGCCGACGAGACGCAGCAGCAGACCGAGACGCCGTGCGGGCCCGCACCCGACCAGTGCGACCCGGAGACGGGCGAGCCGTGCGACGTCCACGAGGTCGAGCGAGCCCACGCCGAAGGCGATCACGAGCACTGCGGCAAGGAGTGCGAGGTCGCGATGCCGTCCGAGCAGCTCCGTAACGCGATCCTCTGCCGCGCCATCCCCGGGTCGGCCGGGATGCTCGACGAGTTGCTGCGCCGGGCCGCCGTTGTCCCGGCTGGGGCTGGCGAGGACCCGGCACACGAGACGCGCGAGGCCGAGGCGCACCCGCCGACCCGCACGTGGAAGGTCGAGTCCCCCCGCCGCGACAAATGGGCCAGCTGGGGCGCCACGCACGACGAACGCGTCTGGGCTGCCGCGAGCTACGACGACGTCATCGAGATTGCACCCCAGCGTCCGTTCCGCCTCGTCCGCGCCACCACCACCTACGCCGTCGAGGCCGAACACCAGCCCGCCGCCGTGTCCCAGCCCGGCAAGGAGCACTGACATGGCCTGGGCCCACGACCAGCGGAAGCATCCACTCGACGTCGAGTGGATGCTCCAGATCCAGCACAAGCCCGGCGACTGGTGGCACGACCACACCCGCAACCTCTACTCGCGCCAGAAGGCCTACGCGTTCATGGCCGAGCGGCAGGCCGCCAACCCGACATGCAAGTACCGGCTCATCCGGATGACGACCACCTACAAGATCGAACCTAAGACGGTGCGCCCGTGACCGGCGTCGCCGCCTACGTCGCCCTTGTGTTCGTGCTGCCTGCGCTCGCCCTGGGCCACCACATGGAGGACTTTCCGCCGCTGCTGTGGTGGCGGTGGGCGCGGGCAGCGCGGGGCCGTGGGGGCTGCTGTGCGCCCGCTGGAGCGCTTCAGGGGGCGTTTCGGCTCCCGGGCGACCTCCGGGCGGCTCCTGGGCCCGCAGAGACGCCCACAGGGCGTCCAGGGCCGAGCTGGGCGCGCGGCGACACCGACCACCGAACCGACATTGGAGAAGCCGCATGACGATCGCAGTCGACTTTGATGGAGTGATCCACGCCTACAGCAAGGGCTGGCAGGACGGCAGCATCTACGACAAGCCGCTCCCCGACGCGCTCGCCGCTCTCGAACTCCTCATGGAGCGCGACGCCGTGTTCATCCACACCACCCGCAACCCGCGTCAGGTCGCCCGCTGGATCGAGCGCGAATCCTGGCACGACATCGACTGCACCACCCACCTACCGCGCACCTGGTACGGCCGCCGTAAGCCGTTCTGGAACACGCGCGGCCTGCTACTGGTCACCAACTGGAAGCTCGCCGCCAACGTCTACATCGATGACCGGGCGCACCGCTTCGAGGCGTGGCCCAAGACCATGGTCGCCCTCGGCGAACCCGCCGAACTCTGGCCCGGCCCCCAGGCCGACGTGTGCGACGTCGTATCGGTCGGTGGGGACCGGTGCACCCGCGACGCAGACCACCGGCAGCACTCCTTCGAGATCGGCGACCCGGTACGCGAGGCCATCCGGCAGGCGCGCGGCGACGACTGGGCGCCACAGACACCGATCACATTCGGGCCGTGCAACGACGAGTTGGACGGCGGTGAGCAGCGATGATCGCCACCGTCATCCTCCTCGCCGGAGGCCGCGAACTCACCGAACCCGGTGTCGTGCCCGGCGCCCTCGCCGACATCGCCTTCAACATCGCCGACGGTCCGATCATCGTCCGCCACGGCGCCTGTCCCGGCGAGAACTCCGCCGACCAAGCCGCATCCGACTGGATCAACGAGGTCGGCCACCGGCACGGCGTCACCGAAGACCCCATGCCCGCCGACTGGGACCTCTGCGCGCCCAACTGCCCGACCGACCCGGGGCATCGGCGGCGGAAGAAGCCCGGCGACACCGCACACCCCGGCCTCCTCGACGACTACTGCCCCGGCGCCGGACCCCGCCGCAACGCCGCCATGGTCGCCAAGCTGCCGCGACCCGAGTGGATGGTCGCCTTCCCGGAGCCCGGCCAGCCCAACTACGGCACCAACGGCTGCATCCGCCTCGCCCAACAAGCGGGCATCACCGTCCGGAGGATCACCACCTGATGCCGCCCCGCCTAGCCCAAGACCTCCCCGTCTCCCGCATCGTCGGCGCCCACATCCACGCCCTCCGCACCGCACGCGGCTGGCCCCTCCGCGAAGTCGCGCGACAGACCGCGGCAGCAGGGAAGCCGATCGGCTACAGCACCATCGGCCGCATCGAAAACGGCCGCGACCAGCACGAGCCAGCCGTCGCCGTCATCGTCGACGACCTCGTCGCACTCGCCGCCGTCTTCGGACTCCGACCCGAACAACTCCTCACCGCACCCGACTGCTTCGTTTGCATGGACAACCCGCCGCCCGGGTTCGCCTGCCGCACCTGCCAAGCCGAAGCGTGACCGCCGTCCTCCCGCCCGCCTGCACGACCACACACCACCGGAGACACACATGACCGCCGCACCCCGCCACTTCCAACTCCACCGCGACGCCGACGTCTCAGGCGTCAGCGGCCTCGGCCACGTCGCCGACGGCGTCATCTTCAGCGACGGACACGCCGCCGTCCACTGGCTCGGCCGCTGGCCCACCACCACCCCGCACCCCGACGGCATCGTCTCCGTCAAGGGCGTCCACGGCCACGGCGGCGCCACCCGCATCGTCCTGCTCGACAGCCCCGAAGCACGGCTCGCCCGCATTGCCGAAGCCCACAGCGAGCACCTCGGCGACGGCGGCTTCACCTTCGGCGACTGCAACGAATGCGGCCACGTCTGGCCGTGCCCGACCTACGCATGGGCCACCGCCGAGCGCGACCCGCTCGCCACCTGGGACCCCGCCGACGACGAACCGCAGCTCGAACCGTGCACCGCCTGCCTCCTACCGAAAGGCGACGCGCCCGTCGAACGCTGCATCGTCGAAGGCCCGCACGACACGCACGTCACCGCGATGGGGCGGCGTTGGACCGATGCGCACCTGACCAGCGACCAGCCGTGACCGGCCCGTCCAACCCCCGCCGCGAACACGCCGGCAAGCGAGGCCGCAACTGGGAGACCGTCATCGTCCGCCCCAGCGAAACCGTGGTCGAAGACGACGATGAGGAACTCGCCCCACCACCGCTCGCCAACCGGGAGACACGACGCGCAGCACGGAGGAAGACATGACCGAGCAACCCGCATCCACAGCACCGCCCGTCGAGCAGCGGCTGGCCACACTCCGGGCCGCCTGCATCAGCCTCACCGCCCGCGGCTTCGACAGCCTGTCCGCGACCTGGGTCCTCCAACTCCTCGACGGCCCGACCGAAGCAGCCGCCACCCGCGCCACCCCGTGCCCGGCCTGCTCGCGCGCCGACCAGGCCGGACTTGCACCCGCCGAACAGCACCCCGCCTGCGTCGATGAGGAGCACGGCCCATGACCTTCCCACCCGTCCCCGTCGACACCCACCGGTGGGACGGCACCCGCAACCTCCCCGCCTGGCTCGACCGGCACCATCACTGGGACGGCCCCCGGCTCGTCATCCACACCCTCGACGGTGATGCCCGCCCCCAGCCTGGGTGGACGTTCATTCACTGGTCGGACGATGCTGTCGCCGTCTGCACACCGCGGATCGCCGACCGCGAGTACGGGCCCGACGGGCCGTGGGTGCGGGCGGAGCGCGCCGAGGCCGTCATCGGCCGGGTGCAGGACGCGGCAGCCCTCCACCGGCAGCGGCCGTTCAGCACCGCAGAGCTGTATGCCGTGATCGAAGGCGCCCTCGCCGCACCTCAGGAGACCCCGTGACCTACATCGACACCGCCCGCACCGCCCTCGAAGCCCGATGCCCCGGCCAGGACCCCGCCATCCTCGACCTGTACCTGCTCCTCGCCCTGATCAAAGGCGCCGAGGTGACACTCCGGGATGTTCACGACGCGTGGGCTGTGTGGCGGTCACGGAGCCGGCCCGGCCACCCGTTGATCGTTCCCTTCGAGCAGCTCACCCCAGACGTACAAGACCTTGACCGGCCCTTCGCCGACGCCATCGCATCCGCCGCACCCGACGAGGAGTACGCACGATGACCGACATCCAGCAGATCCGCCCGCAGACCACCGACGAGCAGCTCAAGGAGTTGTTCAGCCGCACCGCGAAGCTCAACGACGCGATGTCCGCACTTCTCGACCCCAGGTGGGGCGCCAACGTCGGCATCCTCCCCAAGGATCACCCGCTGTACCCGAAGGCGCTGGAGCCCCTCCCGAGCGCCTTCGGCCACAAGGTGAGCAAGCAGGAGCAGGCCGCGCCCGTCGACTGGCAGGCCGTCGTCCAGCGGCGCGAGCGCGAGCTGAAGGAGGTCGGCGAGGCGCGGCATCGAGCCGAGGCCGCCATCGCTCGCGTGCGCCAGCTGGCCGCCGAGCAGCAAACCGAGGGCACGAACGGCGAACCGTGCGACGCCGACACGCTCTGGCCGTCCGAAATCCTCGCCGCCCTCGACCAGCGCAAGGAGGGCTGACAATGCCCACACCCGACGAGCGGCGGGAAGCAGCCGAACGCGACATGCTCGCCGTCTACCCGCCGGACGCCGAACGCAGTGACATCGGCACCGAGTTCGTCCGGCAGATCGACCACCCGAACGAGGAAGGCGTTGCAGCCTGGGAGACGGACCTCGCCGGAGAGAACACCGCGCTGTGGAACGAACTCCACCGCCGCGACACCGAGTCCGACACTCCCGAGCTGACCGCCGAGGAGGCCCGCGATCTCGCCGACGACCTCGGTCTCCAGCTCTACCGGGCGCAGGATGCCCTCGCGTTCATCGAGGAGTGCTGCGTGATCGCCGAGCGGTCGGGGCGCACGATCACCGTGGCCGATGTGCGGACGTGGCTGAAGGGTGCGCAGTGCGGGCGGCAGCTGGCGACCGACGGGCTCGACGTCGACCCCGCCGCGCCGCCGGTGCACCTCGTCACCTGGACCGGGGCCGCGAACAACGGCGAAGAATGTCCGCGAACAACCCCGGACAACTCCGTCGCCAGGAGCGATGCGGCGGACAACTCGGCGCTGCGGGAGCAGTTGATCACGGCCATTCGCAGCGAGACGCACTCCGGCAAGGGCCCGTTCGCTGAAGTGCCGCGCATCGCCGACGCCGTACTCGCCGTCATTCGCCCCCTCGGCAAGTTCCTCGGCGACATGCACCGTGACGCCGAAGCCGACCTGTCCCGCGTCATCGACCTGTATGAACAGTGGTGCAAGGACGGGCCGCCACCCCTCGGCACATCCGTCAGCCGGTGGTGGGATCGGCGACTCGTCGAACTGCGGCACGCGATCGTTGAGCCCGTCGACCCGCCCAAGGCTCAGCAGTGAGTGACCGCCCGCACTGGCTGGCCGAGGAGATCCGCGTCCAACGCGGCGCCGCCCTCATCTGCATCGCGCTCGCGGGGCTGACACTCCTCAACTGGACGCTCACCGCCCTGCTCTGGATCCTCCACCACACCCTCTGACCGACAGGAGATCTGATGAGCCGCAACGTCCGCCTCAGCAAGGAACTCGCCGCCCAGATCCGTGCCGCCGCCGCCAAACTCGACGTCACCGACCTGCCCGCGGACGCCGACAGCGCGCAGGAGATCATCCTGGACCTTCACGACGCTGTCGTCGAACTCCGGGCACCGATCCGCGCCCTCCTCGAAGCAGCCACCGCAGACGGCGACGAAGACATGCGCGAGGTGCCCGCCAACGCGGACCGGGCGCTGCGACGGCTCGCCAACGAACTGGCGCACGCGGCGGAAGAGGACTGAGGCGGGACCGAGAGACGGCGAAGCCCCGCACCATCAGGTGCGGGGCTCTTTTGCGTGCACGCAGCCTTGGCCACTCTTGGCCATTCGTGGCCAGCGTTCCGCTAGCCTCGTGTACAAGTCGTGTACAGACCCGGGAGGCGACGATGAGCGACCAGCCGTGGACCATCGAGCGGATCTGCGACGCGCTCGGCAACCCGACGCTCGCCCAACGGTTCCTGGGGGAGATCAACCGGGCGCCGGCCTACGACCTCCTCGGCGTCTTCGCCAAGTGGCAGGGCATCGCCGAACGCACCCTCGCCGCCGTCGCCCGCGGCAAGGAGATCGCCGAACACGAGGCCCGCGGCGAAGAGCCCCCCGGCGAGTGGATCGACGTCACCGACCGCGTTCTCGCGGACGCTGCCCGAAACCGGGCCCAAGGCGCCGCCTGACCTGCTTGGGTAGAAGCCGTGTACCGGCTTCTCTGCGATGAACCCCTCCTGGCCATCTGGGACAGCCTCCCCGACGACGCCAGTCGGCAGCTCACCGCCGCACTCTCCGACGTCTGCCACGAGCCGTACATCGAGACGGAACCCTGGGGCGTCGACGACGGCATCAACCGCATCCTCGAACGGCCACTGATCGCAGTCCGGCTCGCCGTCAACGAGCAAGCCCGCACCGTGCGCATCTACGCCATCGAATACCGGCACTGAACAACGAAGGGCCCTGCTGCGGACGGCGCAGCAGGGCCCTTCGTCATGTTCGGCTACGCGGCTTCCTCCACTGCCGGCTTCTTCCCGGCGAGCACTTGCCGGACCCAGCCTTCCGACAGGCCGAGTCGTGCGGCCAGCTCCTCGACGGTCACCCCGCGCTGGTGCGCCCCGCGCAGGGCTGCGTTCCGTCGGGCTTTCAGCCGCTCGGCTGCTGCTTCACCGGCCAGCGTGTGCTCCAGCATGACCGCCAGTCGCAGCAGTAGTCGGCCCGCCGCGTTGTCCCACCTACGCCTCACGCATGCCCCCTGTCATGATCGCGCCACCCCGCATGTAGGCCACGGTCGGGGGAGTGCGCAGCTGCCGCAAGGGCGCAAACGGCGCCACCCCGCCCGTGCTTTACGGCCGGGGCGGGAGGGGCGTCAGGTGGGAGATCCGCCGTCCTCGAACAGCATCGGGTCCGCGACCGGCCGGCCCGTGCCGAGATAGGTCGCCTCCCCGCCGTCGTACCGGCCGCCATGCTGTTCGACGATCGCCGCGACCTCCCGGTGGCGCGCTATGAGGTGGTCGATGCTGACGTCCCGGCCCGCCAGCAGCAGCCAGTCGGTGCTGTCCGGCAGCGGCTCACGGACGCGGGTCACGAAGTCGGGCAGCTCCTGGGCGCAGCGGCGCGCGGTGGCCTCATCGGGGAAGTAGGCCCAGTGGGTGTACGGGATGTTGCTCATGCGTCGTTGATCCTTTCGTTGGTCATCGAGGGAACCTGATCAACCAGGCAGGCAGCGGCTTGTCGTCGCTGTGGTAGTGCTGAAGCGCGTACTTGAAGCTGAGGAGATCCACCTCGCGCACCGAGCGCAGAGCCTCTGGATCCTCCCGGCCCAACTGGGCGAGCGCTCGCTGCCGCTTATCCCGGTACACCTGCGGGCGCTTCCGCTCGAACTGCAGCAGCAGGCGGCGCACCTTGTCGTCGTTGAGCTTGTTCGCCGCCGCGTACAGCTGCTCCAAATCCGGCGGCAATTCGATCTCGCGCGCGACCTCGCCCGCGCGAGCGGCAGCGAGTGCGGTGGAGGATTTGCCTGCTTCTTCTTGCTGCTGGTTCGTCTTGTTAAACCCCGTGTTGTTAAAGAGTTCCTGGTCTTCGGGACTACTGAAGTCTGGAGGTTCTGAATCCTGGAACTCCTGGGAATCCGTACCTCCAGGCCGACCTGCATAGATGGGCTGATCGCAGATGTACGTCTCCGTCCGCCACCTCTGCCCACCCGGCGCCGGATCCTTCACCTCGATCCGCTCATGCTTCAGGTAGCCCTTCCGCTCCAGCTCCTGCATCGCCTTCCGCATCGCGTCCCGGCCCTCGACATCCGGATCGCCGGCACGCTTGGCCGCGTCCATCAGCATCTTGAACGTCATGTGGTAGCCGTCGGGGTAGCTGAGCAGGTCGACGAGCAGGCCCTTGGCGCGCCAACTCAGGCGCTGGCCCTGCGCGGTGGTGTTCGCCACCGGCACCCAGCCGCCGTCCGGCATCGTCCGTATCGTCCTCACTGGACCCCACCCGCCTGATGGCGGATGCGAGCACAGCCGTGTAGCTTCAAAGGGAACCTCAAGGGATCTGGCGGGCCACCGACCCGCTGATTCAGAAACGGCCGGGCCTCCACAGCCCGGCCGTTCGCATGTCCGGCTACGCCTTCGGCAGCGTGATGTACTCGGCGGCTTCCAGCTCGGCCAGCAACTCGTCGAGATCCTCGGGTTCGCCCCCGCGAGCGCGGCGCTTCGACTCCGCCGCCTTCGCCGCGTCGAGATCGAAGTCGCCGTTCCTGGCGATCAATTCCATCAGGAGAGCGCGGCTCGCCATCGACAGGGAGTGGTTCCACACGATGGCATTCGGAATGCCGACATGCCCCTCCTCAACCTCGTCCTGCTCCACACCCTCGAAGCAGGCGGGACTCAATGTGATCTGCACGAATGCTTCCTCTCGGTTGGCACTATGAGAACGACCGGGCGGGGTGAATCCCGCCCGGTCGCTGGTGCTTTCTCGCTGCTCAGACGGCAGTTGCGATCGCCAGACGCGCGGTACGGGCCATCTCCTTCATCCGCATCGCGAACGCGATCAGCTCATCGGCCGCCTCGTCCGTCATGTCCGGGGTCAGGTAGGCCTCGCGGGAGCCGTCCGTCACGGTAACGGCCGCGACGCGCAGACGCGGATCGTCGGCCGTCGGGTCCGAGTAGAGCTGCGCATACACCTCGAACGCCGAGTACAAGTCGTCGGTCATCGTCGGCACCTGCACGCAGTCCGGGGTGCCGCGGTGACTGATGTCCTCGACCGCGGCGACACGCTCAGCGACGTGATCAAGGACGCAGAAGTTCGGGTCCGAGATCTGGACCGTCTGGACGCGGCCCGGCCGGCCGATCGACGCCGGGACGAAACGCGGCGGGGGAGTGGCGGACGTCGCGGGGGCAGGGATGGCGCAGCTTGCTACAGTCATGTCAGACCTCTCAGGCGTGAGTGGGTTGCTGATCAGCGGCTGGTACCGCTGGTTGAACTGGCCGGGCGTTGGTAGCGCCCGGCCGTTCGCGTTCCTACTGCGGAAGCGATCGGGGCTTCGGTGTCTCGACCGCCTTGTTCGCGGCCCGGACGAGGGCGCCGAAGGCCTGATGGCTCATCTCCTCTCGAAGGATCTGCACGATCACAGAGGGCTGGTCCAGCGGCACGAGGGCGGCCCTGGGGTCGGGGCTGAACAGCGCCTTGTTGTACTTCCGCCACCGACGTAGCTCCTCGTGGAGCTGCTCGCGGTCGACGAGGATGTCGACCAGAGGATCCCGCTGATTTCGCATGAACCATGCACGGTGGAAGTAGCCCCTGAACCAGCCGCCAGGACCGCTACCAAACGGCGGGTGGATGTCAGGGTTTTCCAGCTGCCCAAGAGCGGTGTTGCACCAGCGGCAGATCAGACCGCGCACGGCAGCATTGCCGTAGTGGTGGTCATGGTCGATGACGAGTCCCCGACGTGCGCCCTCTTGCGGCGGTTGGCCGCACGCTTCGCAGTTCCCACCGCTCCGCTCCCAGAGGGCCTCGAAGTCCTCGCACGTGAGCGCGTAAGTCTTGTGCGTATGGCAGTCGATGCCACTCTCGTGCTTCGACTTCCGTCGCAAATGCATGCATCCTCCATGATCACCCTCACTTGGATATCCAAGTTGGCGCTCCGAAAGTAGCGCGGCTGTCGCGGAGCGTGCAAGTAGTGCGACGAACTGGATGGTGGGTACCGTCACGGCATGGGGTTGACGGATCAGGAGTTGCGCTCACGGTTCGCGCAGGCCAAGGTGCTTCGCCTCGGGACCGTCGACGCGGCCGGCAAGCCACACCTTGTGCCCGCCACCTTCGCCCTCGTCGGCGACGTCGTGGCCATTGCGGTCGACCACAAGCCGAAGCGGCACACCAACCTGAAGCGTCTTCGTAACGTCGAGGAGAACCCCGCCGTGACGCTCCTCGTTGACCACTTCGAAGAGGACTGGGACCGGCTCTGGTGGGTGCGCGCGGATGGCGATGCTCGTGTGATCCAAAATGAACTTGCATACGAACTTGTAGATGCATTGGTAGACAAGTACGAGCAGTATCGCGAGCGTCGCCCCTCCGGACCGGTGATTGAAATTCACGTAAACCGCTGGTCAGGGTGGGTGGCCAAGCAGGAGTAGACGCATCGCGGTGACATCCGGTTACGCTCACTTGCGTAACCATCCGACAGGAGAGTGATGACACCGAACCCGGCACGAGAGCACCCCTACGAGAGGGTCGCCAACGAATTGCGCGCGGAGATCCTCAGGGGAGACCTCGCGCCCGGCGCGAAGCTGCCGTCCGAAAATGACCTCAAGGACCGCTTCGGCGTCACGCGGGCCACGGCGCGGAAGGGCATCGCCCTTCTCCGCATGGAAGGCCTCGTCACCTCGTTCCAGGGGAAAGGCGCGTTCGTCCGCGAGCGCCCGCACGTGAGCATGCGTCAGACCGGCAGCATCTACCGTGCGCGCCGATCGACTGGCGAGGCGAACTACAACGCCGAGGCGAAGGCGCAGGGGCAGAGGCCCAAGCAGGTGATTCGCGAGGTCGTCGAGACGGACGCGCCGGAGAAGGTCGCGGACCGTTTCGGCGTCGAGCCCGGCGCTCCGGTGGTAGTCCGCCGCCTGCTGTTTACGGTCGACGACCAGCCCATGCAGCTCTGCGATAGCTACTACGAGCGCTCCCTTGCGGCTGGCACGCCGCTTGCCGAGGCCAGGCTCATCAAGGGTGGCGCCAACTCGTTCATCGAAAACCCGGACGGGCCGATCGGTCGACGCATCGTCCAGTTCATCGAAGACCTCGACATCCGGATGCCGTACCCGCACGAGATCGAGCTACTCGACATCCCGGCTGGCGTGCCCGTGGCGAAGGTGATGCGCACCGCTTACGACTCGGCGGGCGACGTCCTGGAAGTGCTCGACTCGATTGTTCCGTGCGATCGGCACACCTTCCGATACGTGATCGATGTGCCGTAGTTCCTGCTCACGCTGCTGATGCCCTCAACCGCCTTGCGGTTGGGGGCTTTTTCGTTGCGCCCGGGCTTGTCGCAGCACTTGCATACCCAAGCTGCACTGGCTACGGTTGCACCAGTCGAACTTGGATATCCAAGTTCGGAAACCAAGTCCTGACCTGCCCAAATGACCGGAGGCCTCTGTGCCCACGCCCAACGACGAACTCGCTGAAGAGCTCGCCCTGTTGCAGGGCGCGCTCAAGCCGGCAGAGGTCGCCAAGCTCCTGAAGGTCCACTCCGCGACCGTCTACCGCCTGATCGCCAGCGGTGAGTTGCCCTCCATCCGGATCGGCAGCGGCACCAAGCGCCGCACCGGCCTGAAGGTCCCGCAGTCCGCCGTCATCAAGTACCTGCGCAGCTCCCGTACCGCCCCGGCCCTGCCCGCCACGGAGGTGGCCTGACATGCCGATCACCACCGCAACCCCGCCCCGCACCCCGCAGTTCCACTACGCGTCGATGCGCAACGCCGAGCAGTCGGCCCGCAGCATCTCGACGCAGTTGTCGGTGCGCGGCTTCCTCACCGGTCTCGCCGATGAGACATCGGCCGCCGAGTTCGCCAAGCTGAAGGCGACCCGCACCAGCTACTACTTGCTCGCCCTGGCGCACCGGAACGCGGCCCGCCGCCTGGAGCGCGGCCAGCGCATCCGGTCCCGTGTCGAGCGGATCGTGCGGCCGGTTGTCCGTGGCGCGCTGCGAGTCGGCCGGGCGGTGACGGCATGAGCACCGCAACCGCCGCCCCGGCCCTGACCCTCGCCGTGAACGTGTACCGGACTGCGTCGGCTCGTACCGCGGAACTGTCGGCGGTCACGGATTCCCGCGACCTGACGCCGGGCGAGTCCGACTACCTGGCCCACGCGCAGGACATGCTGGCCGCCGCCAAGGCGACCCTCGTCCGCGCCGGCCGCCTCGACCTCATCGGGGTGGTGGCATGAGCCCCGCCGACGTTGCCGCGCACATCGCGGCCCAGGGCCCGGTTCGCACCCGCCCCGTCGCAACTCCGCAGCGCACGGTCCTGGAGCGTTTCCCGGCTGGCGCCCCGCGGGGCCAGTGGCCGGCGGAGTCCTTCGCCGCGGACCGTCGCCGCGAGGGTGTTCCGGCCCGCGTGGTCATGGACCTCAACTCGGACGCGTTCCTCGTGATCGTCGAGGCCGGTGATCCCCGATGAGCTTCCCGATCCCGGACCCGTCGCCGGAGGAGGAGTTGGCGGCCAGCGTGGACGACATCTTCCTCGGCTGGTGGCCCGACGACTTGATGGCCATCGTCCGCGCCCCGTACACGGGTGGCGCCCTCGCCGCCTATGCGCACATCGACGGCGGCAAGTACCTGCCGCCGGAGTAGCGCCCCCAAGACCGCCGCGGGTGGGTCGACAACCCCCCGTCCCCGCCCGCGGTGCCCAACCCCGCCCCACCCCATCCGCTCCTGCTGACCAGAGAGGCTCCGTCATGTCTTCCACCGCCCACCCCACCGCCCAGTCGGCCCCGGCGACGGCCACCGTCGAGCTCTTCTGGGTGATGACCGTACAGACGGCCGACGGTCGCGTGAACACCCGGACCGCCGTGCTCACGGTCCCGGTCGGGTTCACCCGCGCCGAGGCGTTCGGGTACGTCTTCGCGCAGTTCAAGGAGGCCTACGGCAGCCCACTCACGGTCCTTTTCTTCGACCTCGCCGAGAACAAGATCTAGCTCCGCCCCACCCCCACTGCTCCTGCTGATCCGAAAGGGATCCCCATGTCTCCGTTCGTCCTGTCCGACGCCGATCTGGCCGTCACGACCCAGCTGGCCGCGCGCCGTCGGGAGCGCACCACGGTCGCGGATGCGTTCACCGAGTTGTTCGGCGACGACTTCACCCGCGCCCTGTACCGGGAGACCACGTATGCGGTGCCGGATTCGGAGCGGCAGACGTGCCCGGTGCACCAGGACTGGCGGATGGACTGCCAGCACCTGCACCTGAAGGCCGCCTGATGTCCGGCCGGAAGCGCGACGACGCGCCGCCGAAGCCCCCGCCGACGCCCGACCCCGCCGCAGTCGCCCGCGCCAAGCGTGAAGCGGACGCCCTGCGCACGACAGCCCGGGAGCTGCCGGAGATCGACCCCGCCGACGCCAAGTACTGGTAGCCAACCCCGCCCCGAGAGAGGACGCCATGTCTCGCTTCACAGTCACCCGCCGCGGCGCATCCGGCCCCGGCGAGGGCGGCCAGTACACGTACAGCACCCGCGCCGACAGCCCCGCCGAGGCGGTCGCCAAGACCGCCGCCAAGGCGGAGCGGCTGCATCACCGCATCAACCGGGGCGGCACCGTCCTCGACCCGGAACCCACCGACATCACCCGCATCGACTAGGGAGCCCGCCATGTCCAAGCCTTCCTGGCTACCGAGCCAGCTCGCCGACCGCGCCAGCGCCGCCGACGCCCTTGGTGCCGCAGCCGACCAGTCCAACCTGTGCCGCAGCATCGCCGACGGCCTGCACGCCCAAGGTCGCGACCACTACGGCGACCCGACCCACACGGCGGCCGTCGTCGAAAGCCACCGGCTCGGCGAGATCGCGGAGGCGCACGGCTTCAACGGCCAGGACGTCATGGACGAAGCCGCCCGGCGCCGCGGCCTGACCACCACCTAGACGCCGTGGTGCGGGTCACCATCCCCCGGCCCGCGCCACGGCCTGCACGCCCATCCACCCCACCCGCGGGTGGGGGCGCGCACCGCACCAACCCTTCAATCCGAGGAGATACCGCATGACAAGCACTGAGTGGGACGCGATGGAACTCGGCGGACAAAACCGGTCCGCGTCGGGCGTGACCGAAGGCCCCGACGGCGACTTCACGGCCGTCGCCGACTCGGCCGAAGCCGAGCTGAGCGCCCAGTTCGGCGGGCGCTGGGCGGTGCTGGGCGACGAGCGCTGAACCCCTGATCGCCGGGCGCGGGTCTCCCCCGTCTCGTGTCCGGCTCGCCGCGCTGGCGGGCGTCAACGGCTCCCCGCCGTTCCGCCAGCGCGGCCCAAGCCCCGGCCTGGCCGAACGCGGGCCACGCATCAACCGCAGACCGGGGCGCGCACCACCACCGACCGCCAAACCGAGAGGACCCCGCATGACACGCAAGAACGAGGACGTCGACTTGACCACCCCGGAGAACGTCGCCAAGGGCCAGAAAGTCTACGACCGCATCGTCGCAGGCGAAATCCCCGCCGGGAAGGTCGGCCCGACGCTCGACGCCACCTACGGCCGCAAGCGCAAGGCCTGAGCCGATGGCCCGCAAGGAGTGCGCGCAGTGCGTGGAGCACGCCCGCCTGCACTCCGGCAACTGGCTCGGCATCGGGCGTGACAACGATCCGTGCCCGCCCTGTGAAGACCACGCCCGCAATGGGTGCGGCCTGGACCGCAAGGAGAAGTAGTGCCAGGCAAGGCGAAGGACATTACAGGCGTGAAGTTCGGGCGCTTCCTGGTCGTCAAGCGAGACGGAAGCAACAGGGACGGTTCTGCGCGCTGGGAATGCGTCTGTGACTGCGGCACCCGCAAGACGGTCGGCGGCCGGGAGCTTTGGCGAGGAAGGACCATCTCTTGCGGATGCCTCAACGCGGAGATACTCGCCAACCGCGCCAGGACGCACGGAATGAGCGGCCATCCGGCGTACCAGTCGTGGGTGGAGATGCGCACCCGGTGCCACAACTCCAGCAGAGACAGCTACCAGGACTACGGCGGTCGCGGCATTCGAGTCTGTGACCGCTGGCGCGATTCGTTCGAGAGCTTCTGGGCCGACATGGGGTCCACCTATGAGCCCGGCCTGACGATCGACCGGATCGACGTGAACAAGGGCTACGAGCCCGGCAACTGTCAGTGGGCGACCCGTAAGCAGCAGAACCGAAACACCCGCCGCAACATGATGATCCAGTTTCGCGGTGAAACGCGCTGTCTTGGCGAGTGGTGCGAGCTGCTTGACCTTCCCTACCACTCGATCTACACGCGCCTCAGTCGCGGCTGGCCAGTCGAACGAGCCCTGACCGAACCGATCCACCGCTGACCAGCTGCCCGATCCGCCCGTCTCGCACGGGCGGTGAGGGGAACCGCGCCAGCGCTTCCCACCCCAACCCGAGAGGAATCCCATGGCATTCGGACGCAAGGCCGCCGAGAAGCTCGACTCCGCCGCCGCCGCACTCCACAAGGTCGGCGGGAAGGCCGGAGACGCCGTCGCCAACACCATCCTTGCCCCCGCCCGCTCCCGCATCAACGAGTCCTGCACCAACTGCGACAAGGGCAAGTGCAAGACCCACTGACCGAACCAACCCCCGAGAGGAGCCCCCCCATGCAGGTCAACACCTACGCCATCGGCCCGGCCCGACGCCCCGTCCTGGACCGGGTGTGCGCCATCGCCGACCAGGCCGCCGCGCTCGTCGAGAACGAGATGGGCGTGCGCCTGCACGGGGTGGAACTCCTCGTCACCGACACCTACTTCACCCGCCGCCTCGCCGGTGACGACGACGGCCTGTACGGCTGCACCTTGTACGGCCTCGACCGGGTCCTCGCCGTCGTCAACGCCCAAGCCCACCTCACCGATCCGGCCGAGGTCGACAAGACCGTCATTCACGAACTCGTGCACGCCGCGCAAATGCTGCGACCGGGCGTGCGGCGGGTCGAAAAGTTCCGCACCGACGAAGCCCTGTCCCGGCTCCCGGCCCCAGCCCTGGAGCAGTACGACGCGTGGTGGGACGACAGCGAAGCCCAGGCCTGCGAGCTGGAGCGCCTCGCCGCCCACCTCGACCCCACCGCTGGGCCCGTTCGTATGGCCCGGCGCACACCCATCCACACCATCGCCTGACCCGAGAGGAGCCCGTCATGCACGCCTATCTGATCACCGCGAAGCCCGGCCGGCTGCACCTCGCTGCCCGGTTCGCGGGCCGGTGGGCGCTGCGGGCCCTCGCCCTGACCGTCATGTGCGCGCTGGGGGCGGTCGTGTTCGCGGTCCGCTTCGCACGCCCGGTCATCAACTACGCGGCCACCCGCATGGCGTGGCTGGAGCTGTGGGCCGCCTCGGTGACCGGGATCGGGCCGCTCGGGGCCGCTTTCGGCGCTGGGTTCACCGACGAACTCATCAAGGAATTCCACCGCGCCCGCACCGGCGCGCCCGCCTGAGAGGAGCACCGCATGAAGAAGTACAGCGTGACCTGGCCGGTACGCCCGTCCGGCACCTACAGCGTCTATGCCCACGCCATCGACCCTACCGACGCGGTCCGTGCCGCCGCCGAACGGGACATGCCGACCGCGCCCGGCTACACCCTCGCCTTCGACTATGAGCCGGAGGTGTGGCGCCTCAAGTGGCCGTACCGGATGCGCTCGCAGCACGTTGCAGGCCCCGAGTTCCAGGACGAGGTGGACGGCGAGGTCGGCTTCACGCCGGAGCCGCTCGATCTGAACGCGATCGCCGCCGACGTCGTGTCCGTGATCCGCGTCTGCGACGCCCACGACCACTGCAAGGACGTGACCCGAACTGCAGTCGGCCAGATCGTCGGCAACCTGATCCCGGCCGAGGCTGAGCGAGTCCTGGCCATCGTCGCCGCCGAGACCAGCGAGATCAACGCGTACACGGGCGGGTGGGCCTGATGCCGATCACGTTCCGTAAGAGCTTCCGGATCCTGCCCGGCGTCCGCGTCAACGTCAGCCGGAACAGCCGGTCGATCACGTTCGGCGGCAAGAACACGCCGCACTACACGCGCAGCAGCACCGGCCGCCGCACCACGTCGTGGAACCTCCCCGGCGGATTCGGCTGGCGCAAGACCACGACCCGACGCAGCCGAGGAGGCCGCTGACATGCGTTTTCTCGCCGCCCTGAACGGCCGGTACACGCTCCGCCAGTCGGCTCTGATCCTGCTGCCGACCATCGCCATGCTGCTCGTCGCGCAGTCCATCGCGATGGCGGCCGGTGCCGGTCACTTGCCCGCAGAGGTGATCGCCCTGACTGCCACCTTCGGCACCTTCTTCGCGATGACGACCGTCATCAACCGCCGCACCCGCACCTGAACCGAGAGGACACCGAACCGTCATGACCGTCAGCCCGCCCCAGACGAACGGCCACAAGCGGCCGGCCCTGCCCGTAATCGGGGACTGGCGGCCGGTCACACCCCAGCCCGAGCCCGTCGAGGAACAGCGCAGCCCGGAGCCGGCCCCCGTTGAGACGCCGGAACTGGTCGCCAAGGCGCAGGCCGAGGCAATCCGCGCCCAAGCGTGGGCCGACGCCGAAGCCAGGCGGATCGCCGCCGAGGCTGAAGCGGACGCGGTGCGCGTCAAGGCGGAGGAGGAGGCGCGCAAGCTGCGGCTCGTCAACGACCGCGCCGAGCGCCGGGCTCGCGAGGAAGAAGCTGCGTCCGAGGAGCGCATCGCCGAGTCCAACCGGCGCCGCGACGAGGCCGAGCGGGCCCGCATCGCCGCCGCCCACCAGGCCCGGATCGACGAGCAGGTTGAGGCCCAGAAGGCGAAGGTCGTCGCCAAGGCGGACAAGAAGTGGCGCGGCTGGGCCATCGCCTTCTACACCCTGTGCGCCGCCGTCGCCCTACCGGTCCAGATCTCCGCGTTCTGGGACGAGCGCAAGCCGTGGATGGCCGGCGCCCCTGTCCTTCTGGAGATCGCCGCTCTCGTTGTCGCGTTCGGTACCGCCGCCGCGGTGGCGAACAAGCGCCCGCACTGGCACTTCCGTCTGATCACCTGGGTGCTCGCGTTCATCGCGGCCAGCGTCAACCTGTGGCACGGCATGCAGGAGTTCGACCCGGCAACCGCCGTCGGTACCGCGCTCGCCTCCGTGTTCGGGCCCGGCGTGTGGGACCTGCATGAGCACGGGCGGATCCGTAAGCGCGACGGCGTGCCGACCCGGCGGGAGCGGAAGGCGCAGGAGAGGGCGGCGAAGGACGAGGTCAAGCGGGCAGCTGCCGAAGAGGCACAGCGCGCCGCCGAGAAGGAGGCTGCAGCCAAGGCCGCCGAGGAGGCTGCGAGGAAGCTCGCCGATCGTCGCGCGAAGCTCTTCTCGAAGGTGTGGGAGCACGCCGAGAAGCTCGCCACGGATCTTGGCGAGACAGCCGTGACCGAGGCCATCTGGGAGCGCGCCAAGCTCGACGTCGAGGGCGCGCGGCCGGGCGAGTCGGCGGAGGTTTTCCGCATGCGTAACGCCGCCGAAGCGAGGGTCTCGGCGGCCCGCGAGAAGCGCTCCGTGAGCGGATCAACACAGCAGGTCGCTTCGCAAGTGCTCGGCTCCAAGATGCCTCGCGTCTACAACCCGCCCGCACGCCCCGGACGGCGCACCAAGGGCGACGTGAAATACGCGCCTGGCGCCAGCCGTCAGGCATCCATCGCGGCCCGTGAAGCCGTCGCCAAGAAGACCGCCCAGAAGGACCCGTCATGAGCCTCGACATGAACCCGGAACTCCCGCCCGGCTGGGACCTGACGAAGGTCATTCCCGGTGAGCTCGAAGTCCCCGACGACCTGTCCGGGGAACTCGACGACGACATCGCGCCCGGCATGCTCCTGCCCTACGAGCCGCGGCTGCCCGTCCTGCGGAAGACCGGGTCGGCGGCCATGGTCGTCGCCGCCACGACCGGGCGCGCGGTCGGACTGTCGGCGCGCGGCGGCTGGACGGCGACCCGCTGGTTCGTCGCCGGCGCCCGCGCCGTCTCCTACCTCGGTTGGCGCTATGTCCGCACGCACGACTACCAGGAGGAGATCGGCGGCGTCACCTCGTCGGCCGACCACCGGCGCAACGTCGACCTCCGACACCGGCGGTGGAAATTCCTCGGGTGGGCGGCCGGCGCGACGGCGGCGCTCAATCTGGCCGGCTGGTGGGCGCTCGTTGCCCAGGCCGGGATGGCCGCTTCGGACTCGTGGTGGATCACGCCGGGCGTGCTCGCCCTGTCCGTGGCCGCCGCCGTCAGCTGGTACGGGCGCTACCGGCTCGGCAACCCAGGCCTCGCGCCCGAGCAGGCGATGGCGGACCAGGACGACCCGGAGTCGGATGAGCCGTTCCCGCTCGGCGTATGCCAGTCGCCGAGCCAAGTCGAAGAGTGCGTGTCCCGCGCACTCGCCTGGGAAGGCATCGGCACCCGCGCGGTTCGCGTGCTCGGCTACCGCGGCTGGGGCTGGGAGATCGACGTCATCCTCAAGGGCGCGGCGCCGGAGCAGGTCAACGCCGTGATGAGCAAGCTGGACTCCCACTTCGGCATCGGCAAGGGGCAGACCCTCTGCGAGCCGGACCCGGAGGACAACTCGCACCTCACGCTGCGTCTCGTGCAGTCGGATCCGTTCGCCGACATGCCCCGCCCGGCCGTGCACTCGCCGAACAGTCTGTCCGTGAAGGATGCGGTGGTGTACGGCCGCTGCATGGACGGCACTCTCTTCGAGGCGCGCCTGCGCGGAATGTTCATGATGATCATCGGTTCGTCCGGGTCGGCGAAGACCAAGGGCGCACTGCGCTGCCTCGCCGAGGTCATCACCGCATGCCGGGACGCCATCGCCATCGAGATGGACCCGGTCAAGGACGGAATCCGCGAGTTCTCCGAGGTCATGGCGCTGCCGCCGATCCGCGGGCCGAAGGAGTGCACGGAGAAGCTGCGCTGGCTGCGCGATATCGCGTCGGCCCGCAACCAGGTGAAGTCGGCCAAGGAGATGGGGGACCTGTGGGAGCCCACCCCCGAAGAGCCCGCCATCTTCGGCATCGTTGACGAGTTCATCTTCCTGCCGCGCGAGGCGAAGGAGCTCGCCATTGAGATCCTCCGCATCGGGCGCGAGACCGGCGTCTACCTCCTCTTCGCCGCCCAGGAAGCCACGCAGGACTCCCTCGGCGACGCCATCGCCAGCGCCGTCACCTACCGGGTGATGCTCGCCGCGCGCAGCGAGGACATCCCCCTCGTCCTGGGCAAGGGGGCTTCCGCGATGGGCTACCGCCCGGACCGGTTGCGCCCGGCCGTCGATGACGAGCGGGTGTACGACGCCGGCAAGTTCTACGTCGCCGGCCCCGGCTTCGACCGGCCGGTGTTGTGGCGGTGGAACCGGTTCGAGCGCGACCAGATCCGGCAGGCGGTCAAGGACCGCAAGGACGCCGGCCGCCCTTGGTTCGACCATGCCAGCCTTGCCGCCGCCAACCTGCTGCACGTGATCCGTCGGGACGGGGTGGCGGGTGGGGCCTCTCTGGCTGACCGCCTCGTTGCCCTCGATGAGCAGGGCGGCGTGGAGGACGCGGCGGTGGTCGCCGTCCTGCTTCGGGCCTTCGGCGGCAAGACGTTCCTGCCGACGACCGAGGAACTGCTTCCCGCGCTTGCCGACGCAGGCGTCCAGATGGATGCGAATGGTCTTGCCCAGCTCTTCCGGAAGCATGCCCCGTCGGTGACTGCGAGCCGTCAGGAGTGGGATGGCCGGCCGCAGGTCCGCGGCTGGTCCCGGGAGTCCGTCGAGCAGGCCGCAGCAGGGCTGTTGGACCCGGCTATGGCCCGTCTACGGGCCGCCTAACCCCCGTCTTTGCCCCGTCTATGGCCCGACTAGGCGATCAAGAGAAGCCGCAGGTAGCCGGGCCATAGACGGGTCTTAGTCGGGCCAAAGACGGCCCATAGACACCCTATTGATCCACATATGCGAAGTTCTTGAGAGGGAGTCCCGATCATGGCAGCGAAGCGTCCCGCAAGGCGGCAGCCGGCCCGCCGCAAAGCCCCGGCGCGCCGCCGCACCACCGCGACCGCCACCCGACGGAAACACCCCGCCCGACGCGTCAAAATCCCCCGCAAAGGACCGCTCACCGCCCGCCTCGGCAACTGGCTCGTCCTGCGAGTCATCGCCCCCATGGTCGACACCCGGCGGGATGAGATCCGCTCCCGCAAGGACGCCGCGATCCTCCGCGCCACCCACGAGGGCTGCAAGGTCTGCCACGGCAACGGACAGATCTTCACCAAGGGCAAGGACGGCTCCTTCACCGGATCGAAGCCCTGCACGGCCAAGCCGACCAAGGAGAAGGTCTCCCGCTGGGAGGTCAACAAGGCCGCCCGCATGGGGGGCGACCGGCGGACCGGACTCATTGGCTACTCGTGCCCCTGCGGCAAGAAGGAGAAGCCCCGCTACCGCGACGCCAAGGAAGCCACCAAGGCCCTGCGCGGCCACGAGAAGCAGAAGCACGGCGGCAAGAGCGTCGGCGGCACCTGGTACGCACAGCAGACCGCGGCGGCAGCCCTCGCCCCCTCGCAGCCCGCACCCGCACCCAAGACCAGCATGCGTAAGGCGCCGGCGAAGGCAGGCACCCCGTGACCCCGACTCTTCTGTGCCCGCGCGGCTGCGGAACCGGCTTCGCCTCGATCACCAACGAGTTCGAGCCGCTCCAAGGCCGCGGCAACAACGGCATGGCGATCATGACCGTCACCGGCGAATGCAACGGCTGCGGACTCCTCTGCGACAACGAGATCGAAGGCCGACTCGAAGAACTCACCATCGTCACCCGAAACGGATAGCCCACCCGAAGGAGACCCGCACCATGCTCGACCTGCCCGAGCCGAAGCCCACCGCCACCGCGACCGGGCAGGACCGCAACGCCATCATCGACCAGCGCGCCGACCAGTTCCTCGCCGCCATCAACGACGCCGCAGCCACCTACTACCGCGACGACAGCCCGACCCCCACCGTCGGCACCACCCCACCCGTACCCCAGCCCGGCCGGCCGCCGATGAGCCAGAGAGCCACCGACGCCAGCGCGTTGATGCTGTCCGGCGGCATCGCCTCCGTGTTCGTCAGCGGCGGCATCAGCCTCATCCTCTGGTCGTCCGGGCACGCCGATTCGACCGTCATCGCCTGGATGAGTGCTGGCCCGCCCATGGCCTTCCTGTCGCTGAAAGCCCTCATCAAGGGCGTCAAGCGCGCGACCGTACCCGACATCCACGTGCACAACTACAGCGGGCCCGTCACCCAGCACCACCGCACCTCGAACAACCGCAGCATCTGGAACAAGAACATCAACAGCCAGTGAAGGAGCCCCGCCATGTTCCATCCCGAGCTCGGCCCGATCGCCCGCCTGTTCATCGCCGTCGCCGTGTTCGCCCCGTCGCTGTCCGCCGGATACGCCGTGACCGTCGCCCTGATGGCGGTCGGCGTGCCGGAGATTGTCGCCGCGGTTCCGGCGGCGCTCACCGCCCTCGCCGGGATTCTCGCCCTCACCTACGGCGCCGAGTCCCTCGCCAACTGGCGGGCCGACGCGGTCGCCACGAAGGGAGCAGCGGGCGCCTGATCAGCCAGCGACAGAGCCCCAGCCTTCCTCGGCCGGGGCTTTCGTCGTATCGGGTACGGCGCGCGCCATCCACCGTCCGTCGGTGAGGCATTTCGGCGGCATGTGGGGTGCGAGGCCCAGCGACAGCAGCAGCTGGTAGCCCTCGGCGGTCTCCGCCTCGTCGTCGCCCTGCACGGTGAAACGTAAGGCCATGACGGCAGTGTGGCGCGGGCGGTGGGGGAGCGGGGCGGGAATCGGGAAGCGGGCTACTCGGCTGGCGGGTCGGCCCGTTTGCCCGTGGTGCGCCCCTTGGCGATCTGGTGGGCGCGGACGCGGTGGACTCCCAGCTCCTTGCCGATCTGGTCGTAGCTGAGCCCGGTCTCGTGCATCTCCTGAACGGCGCCCTGCCGGATCTCCTGGAGCCAGTGCTGTAGCTCAGGGATCGCTTGGAGCGCAGCCCCGACGCTCTTGGCGCGCTCGGTCGGATCTCCCTGCTCGGCAAGGTGCTTGAGGTTCTCGAAGGGGCTCGGCGGCGTCGTCATGGATCGATTGTAAGGGGTGGCTTGACGATTGCAAGGGGACCCCTTACGATTGAGGCATCGCCAAGGGAACCAGCAGGGGAGACGGCATGAAGACCAAGGCCCGCATCGACTGGACGAATGTCGTCAACTTCGACAACTACGGCAGCTTCTGGGGATACGACACCGTCGAAGACGCCGAGATCGGCATCGAGCAGGCCCAGATCATCGGTCAAGACATCGACGAGTGGCATGCCACCGACCGCAGCGGACTCCTCATGCGGATCGTCCGGATCGCCGACCCCGAGTTCCTCGACACCATCGCCATCTTCCCCGCCGAGTGCACCGACTGCGGCGCCCCCGTCACGTCGGTCAAGTGGGTCACCGACGAGCACCACGCCAAGTGCCCCCGGCGGGACCCGAACTTCTGACCCGCCCCGCCCGGCCTTTCGAGGCCGGGCCCCACCACCGAACCGCCGCGCTCAAGGAGTTCCGTTGACTGTCGCCGACCTGAAGTCGTTTCCCGAGTCCAGCGTCCCCGCCGCCTTCGATCGCGGTCACCTGCACAGCCCGGACATGGGCTACATGCAGTACGCCCTGAAAGGGCGCTACGACTACCGGCCCGGCAACGATTTCGAGCCCATGGCGGAGGCCCCGCGCGGCGACGCTAAGGCGTGGGCCTGGTGGTGGCGCAACACCGCGCGGATCGACGTACCCGACTACCTCGGGCTGCACGTCGGCGACGAGATCACCATCCGCCACGTGATTTCCACGGGCCCTGGTGTCGTGATCGAGACCCACCGATGCGGCGCCGTAGTCCGCTACCCGATGCCCAAGGGCGCCAACAAGCCGCACGACGAGATGTACGTCCGCCGCCGCAACTGCTCCGGCCACTGGTACCCGTAGGAGGTTGCCGTGATCGCCCGCCCGCCGTACACCATCCCGGTCCCGGATGCGGTCGCCGACCTCGCCGCCCGGCAACTCCCCGGCCGGGTGCTCGAAGCCGTCGACGAGGCCGGACTGTGCGGGCGACTGCTCACCGGACGGACGCTGGCCGCCTGCCCGGCTGTGGTCCGCGCCGAACCCGCGATACGGCTGCACGCCCGACTCGCGTGGGCCAACAAACGACTCGCCGCCCACAACCCGGGGCTCGTACACGGCTGGGGCGACCTGCCCGGCCTCAACCGATAGGAACGCCTGATGGCCGACGAGAAGACGCCCAAGCAGCTCAAAGCAGAACAACTCCAGCAGCAAGCCGACCGACTCTCAGCCGAAGCGCAACAGCGGAGTGAGCGCGCGCACGGCATGTACGGCCGGTTCGCTGGTGGCCAGCCGCTCCTCTCTGGCCATCACTCGTACCGCAGCGCCCGCCGCGCCAAGGATCGCGCTGACGCCGCCTCCGACCGTGCCATCGACGCTTACAAGGCGGCCGAGAGCGCCCAAGCGAAGGCGAAGTGGGCGAAGGCGGACGCCGACGCGCGAGCCGAGATAACCGACACCGTCGCCACCCGGTCCCGGCCTTGGGAGCCCACCGACTTCCAGGTCGGCGACATCGTCACCGTCCGCGTCTTCGAGACGAGCACCAGCACCTACCGCGTCAAGCGGGTCAACAAGAAGACGCTCACCCTCGATGGCGGCGGAGGCGGATGGGACGACCCCAAGCGCGAATACGACCGCGTACTCTCCCGCACCCGCGACGGTGCCACCATCACCAACCCTGCCGAAACGGAGGACGTTCAGTGATCCGCGAAGACCGATTCCTGATCAGCCGCAAGCCGTTCGCTATCGACCTGTCCACCGTCACCGGCAGCCAGCACCCACGCGGTGATCTCTACGCCTTCAGCGGCACCGCGAACGCCGTCTGGTTCCGGCGGCAGGGCGGCGTCACAAAGGCCTGCCTCGGCTTGCTGAAGTTGTGGAGCCACTACCTGCCGGCCCCGCTCAACCTCGACGACCCGCACGCGGTCCTGTCCGCCGACCTCGACGGCCGCTACGGCGGTGACTGCCACGGCCGGTGGGACGGCGAACGGTACTGGGGCGCGCAAGAACCCTTCGTGCAGTCGCTCCACCTGACCCTGCTCGAACCGATGCTCGCCAACTATCCGGCAATCCCCGACGGCCACGACGGCTGGTGGACGTTCCAGGAACCCCGGTGACCGCCCCGACCGAGCCTGCCCCGGCGCCCATACCGGAGCCGCCCGCTTCGACCGCTGGTGGGGCGACCGCGACATCAACCGAGACGAGAACTGACGTGCAGACCATCCGCGACATCCAGGCCGCAGCCTGGGAAAACAAGCTCGCGAAAGGCTTCAACATCAGCGACGTGGCCTTGGAGTTCGGCCTCCTAACCGCCGAAATCGGCGAAGCCTTCACCGCCTGGCGCAAAGACCTCCCCGACTACGGGGAAGAACTCGCCGACATCTTCCTCTACCTCGTCGCCGTAGCGGAAATGACCGGCATCGACCTCGCCGACGCCGTCACGCACAAGATGGCGATCAACGCCGCCCGCACCTACCGGGCCAACCACAACGGTGTACCCATCCGAGACGAGGACTGAGCATGCCGATCCCCGAACACGATCTCTACGCCCCGTGTCCCCACGAGAAGCCGCGCACCGAGTGCAGGGAGCAGAGCTGCCGCGACTACCTGCGCGCCGTCGAGGCCGAGGAATACGTGCGCGCCGACAACTCGGCCGAGGCGTGGGAAGAGGACTGGGACAGCTCGCCGCAACTCGGCGGCATGGGCGAAGAACTGCGACAGGGGGACCAATGACCGCCGACCCGTTCAACATCCCGACGGGCCCGATCAACTTCGAGCCCCTCGACTACCGGCCGTCCGCCGAGCAAGAGGCCATCCTCCGCAGCATCCTCGCCGCTGCCGAAGTCGAGCTGGGCGCCTACGACGAACGGATCCTGCGATGGCTCGCGCAGTTCGCGGACTGGGGGACGTTCGCCGTCATCGCATCGTGGATCGCGCGGGCGGCAGACCCGACCACGAAGGAGACCTCATGACCGCCGCCTGGCCGTTCGGCGACGACGCCGACGAACACGACCCGCTGACCAAGCTCCGCATCCCCGTCACCGGCGCCCACCCGATGTGGCGGTACATCGCCACCTTCGACCGCGACTCGGAGGCGCGGCCCACCGACCTCGAAGCGCAGCAACTCGCCTCCTACATCGAGCAGTACAAGGTCTACTTCTTCGGTGCCGACGGCTGGTACAAGCGCAAGCTGGAAGAGAAGCCGTTGGACGTCGACGCGGTCACGAGGATCTTCCACAAGTGGGGCGACGGCGACTGGTCCTACCGGATCGACACCTGGCAGTACGGGGCGTTCTGGATTCCGGTCGCGCCACGTCTGCGGCTCGGCCAGCACGACGACGCCAAGGTCGGACCGCTCACCCTCGTCCAGGTCATGGACCGCGACAAGCGCATGCACACCGAATACCCCAGCAAGGACTGGGCGGAATGGAAGGCCGCACACCCGGAGGTGTTCCCGACATGAGCAAGATGCTGCCGATCGGCGCGAGGGTCCGCGTCACCCCGATCACCATCACCCACCTCGACGGAACCTCCAGCACCGACGAGCCGTACAACGCCGTCATCGTCGGCTACGACATGGGCCGCACCAAGTACCGCCTCGACAGGGAAATCTGGGACGGCCTCTACGCCACCGGCGGCCACACCTGGGCATTCCGAAAGGAAGTCGCTGCAGCGGGAGACGCCCCGTGAACCGCCCCCCGTCCGCGAAAGCCGCCGTTGCCGGGCTGCTCGCCTGGGAACAGCGGGCGACGAGGAAGCCGCGCACATGACCCTGATCCACACCCACGCCGACGACCTGCGCCTTGGCGATGTCATCGTCCACGCTGACGGCGAAACCACCGTCCGCGAACTCGACCGCAGCGCCCCACCCGCCATCGTCGTCAACCCCGGCAGCAGCGACCAGATGAGCGGCTACCTGTGGGAACGCGTGCAAGTCCGGCGCGAGGAGCAGCCGTGACTGCCCCCGCCCCGACGCTCGCCGACGAATACCCGATCCCGGGCGTCCGGTTCGAGAACGGCCGCACCGAACACCACGTCCGCCGGCCCGAGGAGCAGCGGTGGTGGGACCTGCTGCACGCCGCCTGCGGGAAGAGCGGATACCGGGCGACCGGGTACGTCGTCGGGGCGGTCCGGGACTGCCGGGGATGCGCGCTGGCTGTGGAGTGCGGCACCTGACTGCGCCAATGGCCCACCGTGTCAACGGCGTGCAGCATCATTGGCTCAGTAGTGCCCCCGTTCCCCGCACCACCGCCGGAGGAGCTGCACCATGCACGACCACACCCCCGACGACGACGGCTACATCTGGCCGACATGCGTCACCCCTCGCTGCGGCCGACAGTTGTGGGCCGACGAGCTTGACCGGTGGGCGTGCCGGCCCTGCGGCGACATCACCTTGACCCGCATCGCTGAACTCCCCGCCCTGTTCCGGCAGCTCGACACGACGGCCGCCCTGATGCGCGGCGCCCGACGCCCGGGCGGTGGCGGCTCGGGCTCGAAGACGCCGCCGATCCCGCCCCGGCTCGAAGTCCTCTCCCTGGTCGGCCCTGGCGGTGTGGCGGCCCGCCTGTCGGCGATCGAGGACGCCTGGCGGAAGGTGCTCGACTGGACGGTCTCACCGTGGCGCGGCTCCCCGGCGCAGGCCGTGCCGCAGCTCGCCAAGTTCGTGGGCGACAACCTGTTGTGGGCGTGCGGTAGTTACGAGGAGGTCGGGCAGGACATCGACGACCTGCGCAGGCTGCACGGCGAGATGAAGGCCATCGTCGACGACGAGCGGCGGCCCGGGCGGGTGCAGATCGGCAACTGCCCTGTGCGCCTCGACGACGGGCCGTGCTGGACGCCGCTCACCGCCCGCGCCGACAGTCACCGCGTCCACTGCCCGGGCTGCAAGACGAAGTGGGAGACGATCGGGGAGTGGCGGGAACTGCGGGCCGCGCAAGAAGCCGTGCTCGCCGAAGCGGCAGGAGTCGCGGCGTGACGGATCGCAATGAGGCTCGGCAGCGACTGATCGAGACTCTCAACGAAGAGCACAACCCCTCCTACTTCGGCGACGATTCACGCGATGCCGAGCGGCTCGTCAACGACTTCGCCCACGAACTCGCCGAGCAGATCCGCAACGCACCCGAGCCCTCCCAGGCATGGGACGACCACTACTTCAAGGGCGAGGAAAACGCAGCGAATCTGATCGACCCAGAGGTGCAGCCATGAGTGAGCGATCCGAGAACTTCATCTGGACCAGCGGCATCCTGGCCCTCGGCCTCGCTGGCTTGGGCACCGGGGCGTGGGTGACTACAGTCGGAGGCAGGTACATCGCCCCGGGCGCACTGGCCGTACTCTGTGGAATCTTCCTGGTCTTCATGGCCTTCGCGGGGCGGCGACACGAAGACGGTGTTGGATCGTGAGCGACGACTTCGTAGCCCGCTACTACCAGTACCACCGGCTCCACGAAATGCCCTGCGAGGACATCGAGGACGCGATCGGCTTCCTCGCCGCAGGAGTCGACAATGGGAAATGCGTTCCGGAGGACGTCACCCAGCCAGACGGGACCGTGGTCCTGGACCATGCGCAGACCCTCAGGCGCATCGAGGCGATGCTCGAAGAGTGGCATCAGGAGTCGACCGCATGAGCCAGATAGCCGATTTCCTCCGCGCCCGCTACGCCGAGGATGCGACTGCGGTCCGGGCGAACTGGAACGGCAAGGGCATCACCTCCGAGCGATACCACGGCACACCCATCGACCCGGTACGCCTCCTCGACGACATCGAGGCCAAGGTCGCGCTCGTCGACGACCTGCTTGCCGAGCGGCATGAAGTCGTGGACGGCGACTGCTGGTACACATGCGCCGCCGCAACCGAGGAACGGGACGGCGGGACAACCTGCGACGACGATCGGCTCGGCAAGCCCTGCGACTGCGGACGCGACGACCGCGTCAACCGACGACTCGCCATCTTGGCCCGGCAGTTCGCCGGGCACCCGGATCACAAGGGGGAGGAGTGGGCGCCGTGACAGCCCCGCCGTGGGGTCATAAGCCGCCGCCCGTCGACGACGTCACCACCTACTGGAACAGCGCGCCGCCCAGCATGTCACCACGCTGCGGCTACTGGCTCACACGCCACCACGACGGCACCTGGCGGGCCAACCGGTGGATCCGGTGCGAGGGATATCACGCGGCAGCCGAACGGCTCGGGGTGTGGATCTGGGAGTACCTGCATGTGCTCCGGCCGCTCTTCGGCGAGGGCGATGCGGCGTCACTGACCTGCGCAAAGGCCCGCGAATAGATCCAAAAGCCGGTAGAATTGGGGCAGTTGAGACCCCGGCGACCGTGCGACCGGTCCCGGGGCGTGGCCGACCTTCAGAGGAGATCGACATGGGTCAGGGTAACGCCTTCACCCCGCAATCAATCAAAGATCAACACGCAGGGATTCGCCGCAGCGTCGCCCCGCTGCTAGCGATGATCGACACAGAAGACCCAGCCTTCAAGCACATCGCTGCGGCGCTGGAATCCATGAAGACGGCAGGTGTCGAACTCGACGAGGCGGCCATCTCGATCGCCGTGAAGCTCGGCAAGCAGAAGTACACCGAGGCGCAGCCGGAGGCGTGGAAGAAGCGGCACAACGAGCCGGAGCGCAAGTCCATCGTCTACTACATCCGGCGAGGCGACCTCATAAAGATCGGCACAACAGTCGACCCGTTCCGCCGCTTCAGCGGTCTGCGCCCCGACGAAATCCTCGCCTTCGAGCCAGGAGGGCCAGAGCTGGAAGCATCGCGGCATCGCCAGTTCAGCGCATGCCGAGTCACCAAGAGGGGCGAGTACTTCCGCCCGAGCGCTGCCCTGAAAGGCCACATCGAGAGCCTGCGCGAACAGCACGGACCGCCGGACCCTGCGTGGCCCACCGTCGCAACCCTCGGCTCGGGAAGCATTCGCAAGAAGCAGCCAGTTGAGCTTCCGGAACCCACGACAGGCGAGATGGCCACCGCCCCCCAAGCGGCCAAGCTGCTCAACATGAGCGTCAGCACCATCCACGGCTGGGCACATCGAGGCGTCATCAAGGCCGCCGGTAAGGACGTTCACGGCCGCCCCAAGTACTTCGTCGAGCAGATGAGGTTCCTGATCGACAAGAACCGATCCTGGATGAACCACCGACCCCGCCGGGCGGCCGGTGACCAGGAAGTTCAGTCAGTGGCTTGACAAGCCGGACTGTAAGTCCAATTCTTGATCGTGGAACACGAGTCACATCACGCTTCTGGAGCCCCCGCCGAATCAATGGCGGGGGCTCTCGCGTTGCCTGGGGAGGTGACGTGGTCGCCTACCCGAACCCTGACCGGCTTGAGATTCACTTCGCTCAGCTCACAGGCAGCCGCGAACTCGGAGACCTCTGGGAAGCGGCCCGCGTCGCCGAGGTGAAGCCGGGAACGATTCGCGTCTGGGTCACGCGCGGAAAGATCGCGCCAGTCCTCGACGGTGAGGCAGGACAGTACTTCCACCTCCCCACCGTGCGACAGGCAGCAGAAGGCGGAGCCAAGCACCGGCCCGCCGACCCCGCAGCCAACAGTCGCGGCCCCCACGCCCACGCCGCCTGACGGCCCCCAACTCCTGCGCGGCGGTGCGCAGGCCGGGCCTTGAAGCGCTCAGCGCTCGGCCCACACGTCCGCCCCGGCCCTCAGCGGGAAGCCGGGGCGGACGAAGACCACAGACCGGGGCTGGCCGCTCACTCCGAGCCCCGAACGTCCCGCCGTCCACCCCTACGCCGGGCGGCGGGACTTGACCACCACCACCAACACCACAACTGCAGGAGTCGGAATGACCATCCAGACCAACACATACGAAGCCCGCATCGACGAGCCCGGTAATGGCGTCAAGACCAAGAAGGTCGACGCCGCGTACTTCGCCCTCGAAGACCGGCTCATCGAGTTCAAGGACACCGACCACAAGACCGTGTACGCCGTCCGCTGGGACCTCTTGCTCTCCGTCGAACGTGTAGAACTCACAGGCGGCCCGGTTCTGGCCGACTCCACGAACTAGGCGCGGGGCGCCCGTCGCTCGGAACCCATGCTCCGGGCGACGGGCCCCACCAGCCCTGAGGGACGCCATGCGCCGGACTGTCATCACCGCCCTGTTCGTCCTCGCCTGGATGGTCGGCCCCGTCGTCCACATCGCCGACGGGCCCGTCGCGCCCCGGCCGGTACTCGACGCGCCACACGGCGCCCGCCCGTAAGGAGACCGCCGTGGCCGACGAACACGTCCTCACCGTCACCGTCGAAGCATCCGGCGAAGTCACCCCCGCACCCCAGAAGCCCGACGCCGTCGAGCCCACCACGGAAGACGAGGAACTGACCGATGGCTGAAGGACTCTCCACCACCCTGGTCTCCAACTGGCTCAACACCCTGCGCGCCGCAGGTGCGGCCTTCGGCCCGGTCGCCGCCGAGTACGCACAGCTCCACACCGCCAACCCGGGGGCGGCCGGCACGACGGCGATCAGCGCTGGCTCCGCGACCCGCGTCATCTTCACGCACGCCGCGTCGTCCGCCGGCTCCGCGCTCGCGCTCACCGGCACCAACCCGGCGTGGACCAACGGCGGGACGAGCGAGACCCTCACGGACATCTCCGTGTGGACCGCGGTGACCGGCGGAACGTTCCTGTACTCGGTGGCGCTCACCGCGAGTAAAGCTTGGGCGTCTGCGGACACCTTCACTTTGCAATCTTTGGGCGTCAGCCTCGCCGCTCAAGCTTCATGATCCTTAAGGTGGCATAGCGGCGGATCGGAGACGTCGCCATGACGACCTTCACCGACGACTTCAACAGGGCCGACGGAAGCCCAGGCGCCAACTGGACTGCCGTGTCCGGCACCTGGTCGATCGTCTCCAACCAGCTCTCCTCGGGGTCCGCAGGCGGCACCATCGTCATCCGCGCGACCGGCGCAATGGCCACCAACGACAACAGCACACAGATCACGATCGCTGCGACCGCAGCGCTCAGTCACGGCGTGTTCTGCCGCGGTAACACGGGCTTCACGCAGGGCTATCTGTGGCGCAACGACGGCACGAGCTGGAACCTCTTCTCGAACGTGGGCGGCAGCTTCACCTCCATCGGCTCCTTCGCCGGAGCAGCCGTCGCAGGCGACATCGCCAAGGTCCAGGCGATCGGATCGACGATCACCGGCTACGTCAACGGCGTCGCCCGCGTCACCGTCACCAACACGGCCGTCACCACCGGTACGACCGTCGGCATTCGCGCCGAGTCGAGCAACTCGCTGAGGTTCGACAACTTCACCGGCGCTGACGCCACCTCCGGAGTCTCCGGCGATGCGGCACTGGCTGCCACCGCCACGCTCTCCGCAACCGGCACCCGCTCCACCAGTGGTGACGCGGCCCTGGCCTCCACCGCAGCCTTCACCGCGGCGGGCGTGCGGTCCACCACTGCCGACGCAGCCCTCAACACGACGGCCACCCTGGCCGCTTCGGGAATCCGTACCACAGCAGGCGATGCGGCACTCACGGCCACAGCCAGCCTCACCGCATCCGGGGTGCGCACCACCAGTGGCGACAGCGGACTGACCGCCACGGCCAGCCTCACCGCCAGCGGAACCCGCTCGACATCCACCGGCGCGGCCCTCGCCGCAACGGCAGCCCTGACTGCGAGCGGAGCCGTAACCACCAACGGCGACGCCGCCCTTGCAGCGACGGCAACCCTGACCGCCGCCGGGCAGCGGACGACGGCCGGCGATACCGCCCTCACCGCCACCGCATCGTTCACGGCGGACGGGCAGCGCACCACTACCGCCGACGCGGGCCTCGCAGCCACCGCCTCCCTATCCGCGAGTGGCACCCGCAGCGCCGCGGCCGACGCCAGCCTCGCCGCAACGGCAGACCTGACCGCGCAGGGACAGGTCACCCACAATGCTGCCGCCGCCCTCGCAGCCACAGCCACCTTCACGGCCGACGGAAGCATCGGCGCGGCGCCAGTCGCCGGGGACGCCGCCCTGAACGCGGCGGCCACCTTCACTGCGGCCGGTATCCGGACGGCATCTGCGGCAGCCAGCCTCACCGTGACCGCGGCACTCACCGCAGCAGGCACCACGACGCTCGCAGGCACGGCAGGCATTGCCGTCACGGCCACGCTCACAGCGAGCGGGACAGTGCAGTCCGCCCACGACGACATCGACGTCACCGTTGGCGCTCCCTACAGCCCGTGGTCCGTCGGTGCTCCGCAGCGTGAGGCGTGGCCCGTGGCCGAACCGCAGCACGCACCCTGGCTCGTCGGCCAACCCCAGTGAAGGCGGTGGACATGCAACTCCCCGCCACCACCACCGAGTTCATCCACGTCCCCGTCACCCCACCGGTCGGAGTCGACGTCACCGGCACCCCGCCCAAGCTGGCAATCCTGCCCGTGTCCAATCGGGCCAACCCGGCGGCCGGCGACTGGATGACCGGGACGTGGGGCGCCGGACCGGAAGCGTTGCTCCTCGTCGGACCCGACGGTGGGGCGGTCGCGCTCACCGTCGGCGACTACCGGGTCTACGTGTCCTTCGATCCGCCCGGCAGCGAAAACATCGTCCGCCAGTCCGGCTACCTCAGCATCACCTGAACGCCCACCCCATCACGCCTGCGGCCAGCTACCGCAGGAAGGAAACCCCGGCGTTCCTGGCGCCGGGGTTTCCGCACACCCAGGAGACGAACATGGCCCGCATGCAGATCCTCCAACTCCCCGCAGGTGCCGGAGACGACCGGCCGCCCTTCGTGCTCGTCGTCGACGAGTACCAGCCCCGGCGCTACGTTCTCGGCACCGGCCAGACCGAGCAGATCGTCGGCGAGTTCGACGGCATTGCCGAACGCATCGGCGCCCGCGCTGTGCTCACCTTCGTCGAAACCGTCGACATCCCTGCCAGCGAGAACGCCGTACAGGCCGAACCCCTGTCGCACGTCGACGACTTCACGGACCTCAGCGAAGCCAAGCAGCTGATCGTTGCGTGCGACGAGGCCCGCATGTGGGCGCGTCACGGCTACGAGATCGGCCAACGCCACTGCGGCTGGTCAGACCACGGCGTCGCACCCGACTGGCTCACCGAAGGCTGGCCGTACAGCTTCGACTCCTGCGAACACCTCAAGCAGGCTGCGGAGTTGGATGAAGCCGTCACCCGCGTGCGTGCCGTGTCGACCGAGCCGGAGGCCATGAACGCCCATCAGGAGCGGGCCGACGTCTGGAGGAACGGCTACGAACTCGGTGTCCTCGCGGCGAAGTCCGCCCTTCGACCGCGCAACGAGCCGACGGCGAAGCCGTGAGAAACGGCATGATGCCGTCCACCGCAGCACTCGCAGCCACCTTCTGGGCGCTCGTCGGCTGGGCGCTCGTCGCCCTAGCGGTCGCCTCGCAGTTCAGCGGGAACCCAATCGCCGTCAGCGACACCGTCGGCGCAGGCGCAGGGGCGCTGGTCTTCAACTGTTTCGCATGGATCGCATGGACCAGTCGAACGAGGCCTACTCCCGCGCTGCCGCCGCGCCCGAACTACACGACGATCGCCGTCCTCGAACACGACCTGCTCGGCATCCCGCCCGAGCCCGGAACGGTGGCAGCCGCCGTCATCGGGTTGCGCAAGGCGGTCGCGAACTGCACGGCACACCAGCCCGTCGACCTCACCACGCTCGGCCAGGTCGGACGGCGAGGCGTGTGCACGCGCTGCGGATGCGACATGGTGCAGAACGGCGACGGCGAATGGGCCAAGACGTGAAGAAGCGCAAGGCGCCCAACCGGCAGCTCCGCGGACCGCGCGCCACACTGCCCCGCACCGAGACGCCCGAGCCACCGCCATGCGGACCCAACCCGTACCCCGAAGTCAGCAGCGACCCATGGTGGGCGCACAACAGCCACGCCTGCACCTGCTGGCACCAGCACGACGAATGCCCATGCAGCCTCGCAGCCCACGAAGCGAGCCACCTCGCAGCCGACTGCCCCTGCAAGTTCTACGGAGAACGATGACCGCCAACCCGGCAGGCCTCACCTACACCCTCCACGTCGCCACGACAGACGGACGCCTCGCCATGGTCGACATCACCGACGCCGTCACCCGCGCCCACTTCGTAGTCACCCAGCCCGACGGCACACTCGGCATCACCGGCATCCACGACGCACTACCCGGAGACGCCGACGCCAGCGCCGCCCACCGCATCATGCTCGTCACCTGCCAGAACCCGGCAGGCAACGGCCAAGTCCCCATCGCCGTCGACCCCGAAGCCGCGCGAGTGCTCGACGTCATCGAGGCGCAGCGGGCCAACGCCTGACGCTGACCTGATCAGTCACCTCACGTCGGCCAACCACTAACCCCCAAGCCGGACAGACTGCGGACGGGGGAGCGCGATGGATACCGAGACGCGAGTGTGCACGTTCCTCGCTGCCGCCTCCTGGCTTGTGGCCGTAGTCGCTCTCATCGATTGGGCTCTGGGCAACTCGACCGCTCCCGCAGGGATCGTCACCTTCGCTCTCGTGGGCGCAGTCCTGACCCTTGTAGCGGTGACGCTGCGGAAGCAGGACGGGCGCTGATGCCCAGACGAACCGGATGGCGCGTCTGCTCAACACCCGACTGCCCCGAGTTCAGTGACAAGGGCGGACGCTGCGACGACCACCGTCGCGAAGCTGAACAACGGCGAGGCACCGCACGACAGCGCGGCTACACCGGCGAACACGAGACCAGGTTCCGGCCCGCAGTCCTAGCCCGCGACCCCATCTGCGTCTGCCCCGGCTGCAACCAGTGCACCATCCCCGGCGAATGCTGCGACCGCGCCAGCATCCACGCAGACCACTGGCCCATCGACCGACGCGACCTCGTCGCACAAGGCCTCGACGCCAACGACCCCAAGCACGGCCGCGGCCTCTGCCCCCACTGCCACGGCAGCGCCACCGCCCAACACCAAGGGCCCTGGTTCACCTAGCACCCTGCGGCCAGCTACCGCAGACAGGACGCCCCGAGCCTCCCGGCCCGGGGCGTCCGCCATTCCGGGAGACGGCATGACCAGCACAACGCGTGCGCGCATCACCACCTGTACCAAGCCCGGATGCGGCCGACCTCATCGGGCCCGAGGCCTGTGCTCCACCTGCTACAACCGCACGTACCAACCCAACCGGCACGCTGCCGTGCCCACCACGTGCACCGCATGCGGCGCCTCGATGCGGCGGCCACGCAAGGCCGACCGCCGGCCCACCTGCTCCATAGCCTGCCGCCGCATCGTGCAGTTCGGACCAGCAGCCGCACGGACAGGCAGCTACGACTGGAGCACTGATGCGGCGAAGCGGGCAGAGCTTGCCGGCGCCGCGGTCATCGACCGGTTCGACCGACTCCAGGTCTTCGAGCGCGACGGCTGGGTCTGCTACCGGTGCGAGCGGTCGACCGACCCGGACGCCTCCCCGTTCGACGTGACGAGCCCGACCGTCGACCATGTCGTGCCGCTATCGAAGGGCGGCGAGCACACCCTGGCCAACGTCCGCTGCTGCTGCCTGGGCTGCAACAGCTCCAAGCAGGACCACGCAGCGTAGCCAAAGCCGTGGCTGAGGGTGGGGGGTTGGGGTATCGATCCGGACAAATCCGGACCTTCGGGGAGGGACCTCGGAATCCATACGGGTCGCCAAATTCAAACGATCTTCGACGTGATCTTCAAGTGTGACCCTCTGTGACATTCGCCGTGCCGCAACGGCAGGCGTGAGTGCGTGCCGCAACGGCACTGAGGAGTGATCGATATGCCCGCCAATGGACCACTGCCGAAGGACCCCGGTCAGCGACGCCGGCGCAACGCCGACTTCGTAGCACCGACGACCCTTCCGGCCGACGGGCCTGACGGACCGACCCCTGAACTGCCAGGCGGCCACGACTACGACAGTCGCACGCTCGCCTGGTACGAGACGTGGCGGAACAGCCCGCAGGCTGCAACGTTCCTGATGACGGACTGGCAGCGGCTGCACATGCTGGCCGAGCTGGTTCAGCAGTACTGGGAGGAACCCAGGAAGGATCTGCTCTCGGAGATCCGGCTGAATGAGGCTTCCCTCGGAGGCACGGCCGCAGACCGCATTCGGCTTCGCTGGACCGTTGCCGAGCCGGACATCGAGCCCGCTGTACGCCGTTCTGCCGGCGCCCGCGGTGGGGCTTCTCGCCGTGACCGGGTTCTGAAGGTCGTCGATGGCCAGGCGGATAGCTGACCCGGACCGCTTCACCTCGCTCGGCTTCGAGGCCATCGACTGGATCGAGCACTACCTCTGCCACGGGCCCGGCGACGTACAGGGCGAGCCGTTGCTCATCGACGACGAGATGGCCGCCTTCATCGCCAAGGCTTACCAGCTCGACCCGGTGACGGGCCGCCGCAAGGTCAACCGTGCGTTCCTGTCCCGACCGAAGGGCCGGGCCAAGAGCGAACTCGCCGGCGCGCTGGTGTGTTTTGAGGCCCTGGGGCCGTGCCGCTTCGACGGCTGGGATGCCGAGAGCGACCCGGTAGGCCGCGCACAGGTGTACCCGTTCATCCGCTGCCTCGCGACGGAAGAGAACCAGGCGGGCAACACCTACGACAACGTCACCGCGATGCTGGAGCACCTCGTCGAGAACTTCGGCGACGAGTTCCCAGGCATCGACTTGGGTCGTTCGGCGCAGACATCGAGCCGCATCTTCATCGAGGGCGGCGGCGAGATCGTGCCGTCGACATCGTCGGGCGCGGCCAAGGATGGTGGCAAGGAGACGTTCGCCGTCTTCGATGAGATCCACCTCTACGTCCATCCCGAGTTGCGGGCGATGCACAAGACGGTGCGCCGCAACCTGGTGAAGCGGCGCAGGGCCGAGCCGTGGTCGCTGGAGACATCGACGATGTATGCGGTCGGCGAGAACTCGGTAGCTGAGGCGACGCACGAGTACCACAAGGCGGTCGTCTCGGGCCGGGTGCGCGACGGCGGCCTGCTCTTCGACCACCGCGAGGCCCCGCACGTCGAGGATCTGCACGACGACGACCAGCTCATGCCCGCGCTGGAGTTCGTGTACGGCGACGCGGCGAAGTGGATGGACCTGGAGCGGATCGCCAGCGACATGCGCGAGCCCGACACCGATCCGGCAGACGCCCGGCGCTACTTCCTCAACCAGCCCGGCACTGCCTCGGCGAAGGCCTTCGACCCGGGCCGCTGGCGGGAGTTGGCGGACTCGCGCTTCATCGTTCCGGCGAAGGAAGCGATCTCGATCGGCTTCGACGGCTCGAAGTGGAGCGACTCAACGGGCTTTGTGGCAACCCAGCTGGATACGGGCCACCAATGGGTGCTCGGCGTCTGGGAGTCGCCGGCGAACAAGCAGGAAGCCGAGTCGTGGGAAGTCCCTGAGGTCGAGGTCAACGCCGTCCTGGATGACGCGATGAACACGTGGCGGGTCGTGCGCCTGTACGCGGACCCGGCGTACTACGAGGAGACGATCGCGGGCTGGGCCGGCAAGTACGGCCCGAAGGTGGTCACCGAGTGGTGGACGCACCGGCGCCGGCAGATGGCGTTCGCCCTGCGCGCGTACAAGACGGCGATGACGGGCGGCGAGCTGTCGCACGACGGCAGTGACGCCTTCGCACGGCACATCGCCCAGGCGGTGAAGCGGAACGCGGGTGTGAAGGACGACGAGGGCAAGCCGATGTGGGTGATCCAGAAGGATCGCCACGATTCGCCCCGAAAGATCGACCTCGCGATGGCGGGCTGCCTGTCCTGGGAGGCCAGGCGGGACGCGATCAAGGCGGGCGGCAACGAGCCGCCGCGCTCCCGGAAAACAACTGTGATGCGCTGACGACGGGGGTGACCTATGGCCCTCGATCTGGAACCGGATGCCTGGTTGAAGCGGCTGATCCACTGCCATGACGGTGACCTGCCGCAGTTGAGGCTGATGGACAGCTACTACGAGGGCACGCAGCCTCTGTCGTATTTGGCTCCGGAGATTCAGTCGGAACTCTCGGACCGGATGCGCCAACTGGTCATCAACTGGCCGCAGTTGGTCGTGGATGCCTTGGATGAGCGTCTGGACGTCGAGGGCTTCCGGTACGCGGACTCCGAGACGACCGCGGCGGATCTGTGGGACGTGTGGCAGGCCTCCGACATGGACGAGGGTTCGCAGCAGGCCCACGTGGATGCTCTGGCCCTGAAACGCTCCTACGTGATCATCGGCGCGAATGAGGACGACGAGGCGAACCCGATCGTGACCGCGGAGTCGGCGCTGGAGGTGTTCGCGGAGAGGGATCCGCGGACTCGCCAGGTGGTGGCGGCGGTGAAGCGTTGGGATGAGCCGTCGGCGGCCGGGTCGGCGCCGGTGAAGTGGGCGACGCTGTATCTGCCGAATGCGCGGATGACGTTCGAGCAGCAGAAGGGCGCTTGGGTCGAGGTCGACCGGGATGAGCACAACCTCGGCGAGGTGCTGGTTGTTCCGTTGGCGAACCGGCCGCGACTGCGGCACCTGGATGGCACGTCCGAACTCCGCTCGGTCATCCCGATCTCGGACGCGGCCTGCAAGATCGCCTCGGACATGATGGTCAGCGCGGAGTATCACGCGATGCCGCGCCGGTGGGCGACGGGCATGTCGCGTGACGACTTCGCCGACGAGAACGGGCAACCGCTGGGCGCGATGTCGGCGCTGGCAGGCCGCATGTGGACGAACGAGAGCAACGAGGTGAAGTTCGGGCAGTTCCAGGAGGCCCAGCTCTCCAACTTCCACGAAACGATCAACGTTCTCGCCCGCCTGGTGGCCGCGATCACGGGCCTGCCTCCCGCATTCCTCGGCCTGGCGACGGATCAGCCTCCGTCTGCGGATGCGATCCGCGCGTCGGAGGCCCGCCTGGTGAAGCGCGCGGAGCGCCGTCAGCGTGCGTTCGGCGAAGCCTGGGAGCGGGTCATGCGCCTCGTTCTCCTGGTGCGGGACGGCGAGTTGGACCCGCGGACCCGCAAGCTCGAAACCGTGTGGCGGGATCCGTCGACGCCGACGTTCGCGCAGAAGGCCGACGCGGTCGTCAAGCTGCACGCCTCCGGCATTCTGCCGACGGAGCAGGCGTGGGAGGACTTGGGCTACAGCGCAGTGCAGCGGGCCCGGATGCGGGGCATGCAGGACGATGCCCTGACCCGGATGACGGCCATGGACCTGCACCAGATGTCGACAGCCCAGGATCCGGCGCCCGTTGAGGCGCCTCCCGTCGGCGGCTGATCGTGGCCGTCGAGACGCAGGCGCACCAGGACATCATCGACGCCTATGGCCGGTCTCAGCAGCGGGCTGTCATCCAGACGACGGTGACGCTGCAGCGGCTGTGGAAGGAGCTTGCGGCCACGGATCTCTCACGGTCGTGGCTCGGGGGTCTGGGTGCGGCGATGGTGCGGGCCGTGTCGGCCGGCCAGTTGGTGGCGGCGTCGACGGGCCAGAAGTACATCGAGGCGATGGTCCGCGGGGATGGGCTGGGCAACAACTACATGGAGCAGGCGTCGCATGTCGACGCCCGCTCGTTCTCGGGTGCCGCGTCGGACGGCCGGGCGCTGGACAGCCTGCTGTATCTGCCGGTGATTCGCACGAAGACGCTGATCGGTAACGGGCTGACGTTGCAGGAGGCGATGCTCGGCGGCAGGGCCCAGCTCTTGCAGGTGGCCGCTTCGGAGGTCGCGGATGCGGGCCGTGGTGCGGCCAGTGTGTCGATGATCGCGAACCGGTCGGTGACGGGCTACGTGCGGACTGTCCGCTCGGGGGCCTGTGCGCGGTGCGCGATTCTCGCTGGCCGCTGGTACCGGTGGAATGCCGACTTCGAACGGCACAAGAGGTGCTTCCCCGCCGGTGTCGTCGTGTCAGGCCCGCGCACGCTGGCGGCCACGCGGCGGCGGTATGAGGGGGAACTCGTCATCCTCACGACGGCGAGTGGCCAGGAGCTCCCCGCCACCGGCAATCACCCGATACTGACGCGACGCGGCTGGGTCGCTGCCAATCTCATCCAGGAAGGCGACGAGGTAGTCCGCAGCCTCCGGCCGGAGGGCGCTGCGCCCCTCGTAGTCCCAGATCATCAGCAGATGCCATCCCGCATCGAGGATGTATGGGCTACGGAGAGCGTGGCGGGCGTGCTTCGCGGCGTGCCAACCACCGCCGAGGATTTCCACGGCGACGGAGGCCACGGCGAAGTCGACGTTGTAGGGCCCAACCGCTTTCTGTGGGGTGAAGTCGAGGCAGCGCTCGCGCAGCATCTGGGCGAAGAGGTCCTCACCGTCGGAGCGTTGGGCTCGATCGGCATTCCGCTCTCGGCTCAGCGCGGCCACTTTGAGCGTGTCACCGGAGATCGGTTTGCCGCGGACGGCGTCATGGGCGGCCTGCGTGATCCTGGCCCGCTCCTCGGGGCTGGCCTTGGACATGCGCAGGGCATTGGCTTCAGCGCGGTCGCGGAGATGCGTCCCGGCCTGCTTGAGGTGGCGCCGCACGACGCCTCGCATGACGCCATAGCGGATGGATATGGACTGTTCGCTCTCTCCGCTCTCGTAGGCGGCAACGAGTTCAGCGGTGGGGAGATCTATGGCGCAGGGCCGCGGTGGGATGCCGCGGGCCTGGCGGGCTCGATGGAAGACGCTGAGCGAGATGCCCGAGTTGGCCGCGAGCTCCTTGAGCGGCTCGCCGGACAGGTAGAGCTCGATCGCGTGGTCGAGGCGCGCAGGGTCAGTTGGTCCGGGCATGTGTATGACCTCAATTCGACAGAGGGCTGGTTCAACGCGAACGGCCTAATCGTATCTAACTGTCAGTGCTACGGGGTGCCAGCTACAGAGGCTCGCCCGGGCCGTCACACGAACCCGATGTCGTTCTTTCAGGGTCTGTCGCGCGCGGAGCAGGATCGCCGGTTCACGATCGGCGGCGCGGAGGCGATCCGGAACGGCGCCGACATCTACTCGGTGGTGAACGCGGGCCGTTCGACGATCACGCTGGACGCCTACGGCAAGAAGGTCGTGGCGACGCTCGAAGGCACGACGAAGCGCGGCGCGTTCTACCAGCAGATGCTGCGTGAGGCCGAGCAGCGCACCGGGCAGAGGTTCGCCCGGAACGGCTACGACCTGGAGCGTGGCCTGCCCCGCTTTCACCTGCGGACGCCACGGCTCACGCCCGGCGAGATCCTGCGTCTCTCGGATGACCGTAACGAGCTGATCCGCCTGCTACGGCGTTTCGGCTACCTGTCGTAGCCCGCAGGCCGCCGCATCACGACCCAAGTTTGGCCGCGCGCAAGGCGCGGTCTCTGATCCCGCAATGGGAGTTCCATCCATGAGTGCGACTCGTACCCGCTGGCTGCCCGCTGCTCAGAGCGTGGGCTGGTTCCGGCTCAACCGTCACGAAGACCCCGACCCCGCCGACCCGGAGCCTGCTCCGGACCCGGCAGCCGATCCGGCAGATCCGGATCCCGAGCCTGACCCGGCAGGCGACCCGGCGGACCCCGAGCCTGATCCGGAGCCTGAAGGCGCGGACAAACTCGGCGATGAGGGCAAGAAGGCTCTCGACCGGATGAAGGCCGAGCGTGCCGCGGCCAAGAAGACTGCCGCTGCCGAGAAGAAGCGCGCCGACGACCTTGCACGCAAGGTGCAGGAGTTCGAGGACGCGCAGAAGTCTGAGGCGGAAAAGCTCGCGGCGAAGGTCGAACGGTCTGCCCAGCGGGAGGCCAAGGCGACCGCGCGTGCCGTGGCGGCCGAAGTGCGGGCCGCGGCCGGCGAGTTCGCCGACCCGGGCGACGCCGTGGATGTGCTGATGCGCGACCCCAGCCAGTACGTCGACGCGGACGGCGAGATCGACATGGACGCCATCGAGACGGCCCTGACGGATCTGCTGGGCCGGAAGCCGCACTGGAAGAAGCCTGAGCCGGCCGCCCCGGTGGTTGAGCCGAAGCAGAAGCTGAAGCCGGATCCGGGCCAGGGCTCGCGTGGCGCTCCGGCTCCCGTGGACTACCGCACCGCCTCGAAGGAAGAGGTCGCTGCGGAGCTCGGCAAATTCGGCTACCGGCAGCGCGTGTGATCACGGTCCGGGCCCGGTTGGGCGGCGGACGCACCTCGATTGAGGTGTCCGGTCACGACGAGCCTGCTGCTGGGGGTCGCGTCTGCGCCGCCGTGACGGCCATCACCCAAACCGCGCTGCTGGGCCTGGATCAGTACGCCCAGCAGTACCCGGACCAAGTGTCCATAGAGATCATCACTGAGGAGTGAGAATGACCCCCACCATGTCCGCGGTTCGCCCGCGGCTCCACCGCGCCCCGCGGCCGTGGTTCAAGCTGGACCGGCACGCCGGTGTCCGGCCGTCCCTGCCCGCCGGCATCCAGGCGATGCTGCAGAACGGCATCCTCGACCGTGTCTTCCGCGACGCGCTGGTGCCGAACTTCCTGTTCCCTCAGATCGCAGACGCTGAGCCGTGGATGGGCGGGCTGGGCGACACGAAGACGTTCACCCGCAAGGGTCTGCTCGCCCCGGTGACGACTCCGGTGACGGGTTCGGACCCGTCGGCGGCGACGTACAGCATCGAGCAGTGGTCCGTGACGATGGACCAGTACGCGAACTCGATGGACACCAACATGCTCGGCTCGGCGATGGCGCTGGCCAGCAAGTTCCTGGCGGACGTCGAGAACCTGGGCATCAACGCCGGGCAGACCATCAACCAGGTGGCCCGCAACAAGCTGTACAAGGCGTATGCGGGCGGCCGGACCTGGGTGACCACGGCCGGCTCCTCGGACACGTCGATGATCGTCAACTCGACGGACGGCTTCACCACCGTCATGGTCAACGGCGTCCCGACCGCCGTGTCCGCGTCGAACCCGCTGACCGTGTCGGTCGCGGGTGTCGCGAACACGGTGACCGGCGTCAACACCGGCACCAGCACGCTGACCCTGGGCACCGCCCGGGTGGATGTCGCCGGTGACTACGTGACCGCGGCGAACGCCCCGGTCTCGGTCCGGGCGACCGGTAACTCGCCCTACGACCTGTCGTCGTCGAACGTCGTGACGTTCGCGAACTTCCGGGCCGCGGTGGCGCGTCTGCGGAAGATGGCGGTTCCGACGGTGGGCGGCTACTACGTCGCCCACATCGACCCGGACACGGAGGCGCAGCTTTTCGCGGACGCCGACTTCAAGCAGGCCCTTCAGGGCCGCGTGGACTCGCCGATCTACACGGAGCTGTCCATTGGCCGGTTCGCGGGCATCGACTGGGTGCGCAACCTGGAGGCGCCGACCATCACCAACGGCGGCTCTGCGGGCACCCTGACGGTGCACCGGCCGATCGTGCTGGGTGCGAACGCGCTGATGTCGGCGCCGTTCGAGGGCACCAACACCCTTCTCGCCGGTACCGGCGTCGAGGACGTGCCGGAGATCCGCACCATCAACGCCGCCCCCGGTGTGGACGTCACCCTGCTGGTGCGCCCGGCGCAGGACCGGCTGCAGCAGGTCATCGCCTCGACCTGGTCGTGGGTCGGCGACTACGGCGTTCCGTCGGACGCGGGCACGGGCGACGCGGCGCTGTACAAGCGCGGCGTCGTCATCGAGCACGCCTGACCCCGTCTCCCTCCGGCGTGGACAACCCTGTCCGTCCGCGCCGGAGGGCCTTCAGGAAGGAAGGAGAGCAGCATGCGCGTGCGCGTACTGCAGCCGACGCGGTCGTATTGGAACTACGAGGTCCGCGAGTTCGGCGAGGGCGACGAGCTGGAGGGCGACCTCGCCCGCCATCTCGCCGCGAATGCCCCGGAGGGGGCTGTGAAGGTTACCGAGGCAGATCCGGAGCCCGAGCCGGAGCCGGAGGCGCCCGCCGAACCGCCCGAGGTGTCGGACCCGGGCGGCGATGAGCCGCCGGTGGACGGCACCATCGACGACCTCATGGCCTGGGTGAACGACGACCGTGAGCGTGCCGTGCAGGCGCTGGCGGCGGAGCAGGCGAAGGACAAGCCGCGCAGCACCGTGGTGAAGCGGTTGACGGCGATGGCCGGCACCGAGGAGTAGAGGGGGCCCGTCATGTCCCCGACTCCTCTCGCCACGCAGACGGACCTTGAGGCCGCACTGCAGCGGACGTTGGACCCGGCGCAGGCGGCGATGGCTCTGCGTCGGGCGTCGGCGCGGGTGCGGAAGTACTGCCGCCAGGACTTCACGCTCGTCGAGAACCAGACCATCACCCTGCCGGGTGGCGGGCGGGTGCTGCGGATTCCCCAACGGCCTCTGGTCGTTGATGACACGCATCCGCTGACGGTGGTCGAGCTGTTCGGGATCTCCAATCAGGAGTACACGGCGCTGGAGGGCCGGGACTTCACGCGCATCGGCAGCGAGCTGACCCGCGGCGAAGCCTGGTGGGCGCCAACCAGACTGATGGGCTGGCCATTCATGCGACCCATGGGGATCTGGGCGCAACGCGTCCGGGTCACCCACAGCCACGGCGACGGCGAGGTCCCGGACGACGTCCTCGATGTCGTGCTCGATCTGGCGCAGATGAACATGACCAACCCGCAGGGCCTGCGCTCGGAGTCGATCGACGACTACCAGCGCACGTTCGCCTCCGAGACCATCGGCGGCGCACTGCTGACCGCGGACCACAAAGAGGCGCTGCGGCAGTACCGCGGCGGCTCGTTCTCCGTGGCGCCGGTGACCTGATGACGGCCATCGACATCCAGCCTCTGCTCGCTGCGGGCCGCAACGCCCACAATCAGCTGCTGGTGGATACCTGCACCATCAGCCGGCCGGGGGCGCCGACGCTCAACCGCACCACAAGCGTTCTCACTCCGGGTTCGCCGACGGTCCTGTATTCGGGTGCCTGCCGGCTGAAGCCCCAGCGCGTCCCGAGGAACGAGGAGGCGGGGGAGCGGCTGACGGTGGTGGCCCGCTACGAGGTGGCTCTGCCGTTCGCGTCACTGGCCACCGACTCACTGCAGACCGGCGACACGGTGACGATCACGGCGTCCGGGGACACCAGGCTTGTCGGCGAGGTGTTCGCGGTGATGGCTGTCGACTTCAGCAGCACCGCGACGGCCTGGCGGATCACTGTCGAAGCGGCCACGTGACAGGGGGCGGCCGATGACGACTCCTGCCGTCCTGCCGCACGTCGACGCGGTCACGGCCGCGCTCGAAACGGCTGGCCTGGTGGTCTACGTCGGCGGGGCACCCCCCGGCGTCTCCCCGACCGCCACCACCCCGTATGTCGTCCTCTACCCCGAGCCGGGCCGCGCGATGACTGCGTCGCTCGGCGACAACCGGACCGATTTCTCTGCTGTCGTCCAGCTGACGTGTGTGGGTCTGACGGCGGCGCAGGCCATGTCGGTGTCCGACCGGGCCATCGCCGCGCTGTCTGTCGTCCTGGCGGTCGCCGGGCGCGCGTCCTGGAAGCCGGAGTCCCTCGACGGGCAGCCGGTGCAGCGGGATGACGACGTAGTCCCGCCCAACTACTACGCACCCAGCCGGTACCGGCTGCGCTCAATCCCCCTGTAGAGGAGTTCCTCCATGGCAACCCTGACCACTCAGGTCATCAGCCTCGCGGGCCTCGGCGTGACTTACGGTGCCGCCGCCGCCTCGACGAAGGTCATCTGTGACGAGCGGACGTTCTTGCACGTCAAGAACGCCGCCGGTTCCAGCATGACCGTCACCCTGTCGTCGACCGCGAAGGTCCGCAGCCAGGCGGCGGCGGATGTCGTCGTCACCGTCCCGGCCACCACCGGCGACATGATGATCGGCCCCATCACGAAGGATCTGTTCGCCGGCGTCTCGGACGGCCTGGCCGCGGTCGCCTACTCGTCGACGACGTCGGTCACTGTCGCTGCCGTGCGCATCTGACCCTCACCCGCCCCGTCTCGCCCGCCCCGCTGCCCGGGGCTTTTTTCATGCCCTGAGGAGGGTTCATGTCTGACCTGATCAGCGATGGCAACACGAAGGTTTCGTGGGTGGGGTCCATCGCGAACATCAACGCGCCCACGACCACGGAGTTGAACGGCGGCTCCGACTGGACGCTGCGGATCACCCCGGACGGCCTGAAGGCCGACCCGGCGACCGCGGACGTCGACACCAGCTCACTCGGCTCGACGTTCACGACCAACCAGCCCGGCCGCCGCTCCTACACGGTGGAGGTCACGTTCAAGCGCGGCTCGACCACGATCGAAGACCAGCCGTACACGACGCTGACGTACAACACCTCCGGCTACCTGGTGGTCCGCCGCGGTTCCGCGTTCGCGACCGCCTACGCTTCCGCGGACAAGGTCGAGGTGTACCCGGTGACCGCGGGTGAGGCGCAGAACATCGCCCCGGCCGCCAACGAGGTCTCGAAGTTCATGAGTCCGCTCAAGGTCACCTCGGACCCGGCGACGAGGGCCATCGTCGCCTGATGCCTGACATCTCGGAGCTCTTGGCAGGGGCGTCGCCGCGCGAGGTCACCGTGCAGGTGTGTCTTGCGGGCGACGTGGGCGCCGAACTTCAGGCGCTGGAAGCAGAGTTGGGCGAGTTGGGGGAGTGGCATTCGACGTCGCTGGGTGAAGTAAACCCGGCCTACGAGCTGCAGGAGCGCCTCACGGTGGCGCGCGAGCGGGCGCGGGAGGCTGCGGTCGAGTTCCGGTTCCGGGCGCTCGGGCATCGCGCCTACAGCAACCTACTGGCCGCCCATCCGGCGCCGGAGGGCTCGAAGGAGCCGTATGACGCGGGGACGTTTCTGCCCGCAGTCCTGGCAGTCTGCTGTGTGGAGCCGTCGCTGACTCCGGCGCAGGTGGACCGGTTGCTGGACGTCGTCAACGACGGCACCGCGCGGACCCTGTTCGCCGCGGCGCTCGCGGTGAACGAGGAGCCGAGCCCTGTCCCTTTCTCGTAGCCCGCCTGCGGGATCACCGGTTCCCGTACCGGCGGGAAGTCGAGGCGGCCCGGGCGTGGAGTATCCCGCGCAGCATCCTCCTCGGCCGCCCGCAGCCGAGTCCCGGTGAGCCGTTGTGGCTGCCGGAAGACCGCTGGTGGGCGATGGCTCTGATGGAGGCCGAGTCGGGGCTGTGCGGGGACTGCGGGCATTCGCTCGCGGAGTCGACGCATGCCGACAACGAGTACGCCTACGACGCGTCGATCACGAAATGCCATGCCTGTCTGGCCGGTGCACGCCGGGTGGCGGCGCATCAGGAAGACGGCGGCAAGACCGAGGGCCTGAAGGTCTCCGTATTTCGAAGGGAGTCGTGATGGCGGGTATCGACGTGATCGGCCTCACCGTGGTCGTGGACGACCTGGGGACCTTCGCGGAGCGACTGAGGGTGAACGTGGGGAAGGCCGTCACGGTCACCAGCCGGAAGGTGCGGGATGACGCGCGCAGCCGGATCCGGGGCCGCAAGTACTTGCCCGCCTACCCGTATTCGATCACCTACGACGTCAAGGTCACGCCTGTGGGTGTCGAGGGCGAGATCGGCCCGGACAAGGGCCGGTCACAGGGCCCTCTCGGCAACATCATCGAGTACGGCACCAGCAAGAACGCACCCATTCCACACCTCGGCCCCGCACTGGATGCGAACGCCGAAGACCTGGTCACCGGCATCGAAATCGCCGTGCACCAGGCCATGTAACAGCACGTGAAGGACAGGGAACCCATGACCACTTCGAGCAGGAAGCCGCCCGCGCGTCGGGCTGCGAAGCCCGCGCTGACGTTTGCCGACGTCCGCGCCAAGATTCAGCGGCCCCGGCGGGTCGTCGAACTCATCATGGACTCGACGGCCTCCGCAGAGCTCGACGCGTTCGATGCTCTGCTGGAGCGGGCGCAGCGCCACGACGAGACTCACGGCACGGAGACGGTGCGCGACGTCGCGAAGCAGTTGCAGGAGGTGGAGGCGCGGGCCGAGGAGTCCCGGGTGCGCTTCACCCTCGAAGCGATCACGCACCGGGCATATCAGGCCCTGCGGGCGGAGCATCCGCCGACGAAGGAGCAGATCGAAAGGGCTGCTGCGGCTGGCGGTGGCGAGGAACCGGCATTCGATGGGGACACCTTCGCCCCGGCGCTCGTCGAAGCTCAACTGGTCGAGCCCAAGCCTGCCGACCAGGCGGAGTTCGCCGAGTTCTGGGACCACCTGTCTGACGGCCAGCTCCTGCGGCTGTGGAACGCGGCGTTGCAACTCCAGTTCCAGTCCGGTGAGCTCGGGCCGCCGTCGCAGGCCGCCGCCGACATCCTGCGCTCCTTCGGGATGGCCACCGGCTGACAGGACCATGTTCGGCCGGGGTGGGTGTCGTTACGGGCGCCACTCCTCGTGGTATCCCGGCCGGTCGGCGTAGGGCATGGCGAGTAGGCGCACCGTTGCGCAGGGGTACTGCGCTGGGAAGTGGTTGCAGATGTGGCAGTCCATGACGGTGCCGCCGCCGCTACCGGTTGATCGCTGCTGCACAGGTCGGTGAAGGGCAAGAATCTGCCGCTTCGCCTCGATCTCCCGCAGTGCCCGAGCCGGGTCATGCACGGTTGCATGGCGCACGACCGCCTCACTCCCGTTGAGGATCTCCGAGTTCGAGTGCGAAATGCGCGCCTCGGTTGAGGCGCCCACGTAGTGCCGAGGCTTCCGGCGACCGCTTTGCAAGGACTGCGCCGACCAGTGGCCGCCAAGCACCGCCGCCGCTTCCTGGGCGTGCCCTGTATCGATGTCGAGCTGCTCGCCGAGCCACTGCACCAGATCGTCCATGCCGTCATCCTCCCGCACCACGCTCAGCGCGTGCACGCCTCCACAACTGAAGATCGGGGGCTGCCGTGGCCGACCGTACCGTGCGGGTTCGTGTCATCGCCGAGATGCCCGGTTTCGGAACCATCGTTCGCACCGGAACCGGCGAACTCCTCGCCCTCGGCGAAGCCTCCCTGGTCGCCGGGCGTGGCATCCGGGCCCTCGGCGCGGACGGCGCGGCGGCCCGTACCGGTCTGATGGCGATGGGCGCAGGCGCACGCGGCGGCGCGGCAGGCGTCCGGGAGGGCGAGGCCGCAGCACTGGCTGCCAGCCGCGGCACGCGAGCGATGCGAGACGAGACCGCGCTCGCGCCCGCAGCCTTCGGACGGATGGGCTCGGCGGCCCGCAACGGCATGGGATCGGTGCGCTCCGGCGTCGAATCTGTTCTCGGCCCCGTCAAGCATCTCGGCGCCCTCCTGGCGGGCGGGGCGATCCTGTTCGGACTGCACGACATCGTCCACGCGGGCAACGAATACACCGACGCGATGAACAAGTTCCTTGAGGTCACCCGGGCCTCAGGGGCACAGATGTCGTCAGCAGGCCGTGAAGCGCAGGCCCTCGGTGCCGACATGAAACTCCCCAGCGCGAACGCGGCCGAGGCCGCCGACGCGATGGTCGAGTTGGCGAAGGCTGGCCTGTCGGCGCAGGATGCCATCCGCGCCGCCCGGGGCACCATCCAGCTCTCTGCCGCCGCTCGAACTGACGTCGCAACCGCGGCGAAGATCGAGGGCGACATCATGGACCAATTCGCCCTCAAGTCCACCGAGGCGACCCACGTAGCGGATGTCCTCGCCAACACGTCGAACTCGGCGTCCGGCGAACTCATGGACATCTACTACGCGATGAAGTACGTGGGCCCGATCGCCCACACCATGGGCATCTCCATCAAGGACACGGCGACCGCGGTCGGCCTCCTCGGCAAGTCCGGCATCATCGGCGAAACCGCCGGTACGGCCCTGCGGTCGGCGCTGGTCAACATGGCGAAACCCACCAAGCTGGCTTCGAAGGGCCTGCACGAACTCGGCATCGAAGCGTTCGACAGCCAGGGCAACTTCAAGGGCCTCCAGTACGTCATCACGAAGCTGGGCGACGCCTCCCACCACCTGACCACCCAGCAGTTCACGGCTGCGGCAGCGATGGCGTTCGGCAAGCCTGCCCTGGCCGGCATGGTGGCGCTCGCCCACCAGGGCGGGACCGCGTTCCAGCAATTCGGCGTCCAGGTCGGCCGCGTCGGCGGTGCCGCAGCCCTGGCGGCAGCAGAGTCGAAGGGCCTGGGCGGCGCCATGCGCGGCCTCGGCAAGCAGCTCCAAAGCGCCTTCCTCCAGGTGTACTTGGGCGTCGCTCCCGGCCTGGAGAAAATCACCCGGTCGATGTCGAAGGGCGTCTCGGACGCCATCCCGTACATCAAGTCCGGGATCCGTATCGCCGGGGACCTGTGGGACATCTACGGGCCATCGGTCGAAGCCAAGCTGCACTCCGCGTCGAGCGGTATCGGCCGGGCCGCGGCGAGCCTGGCGAACCCGGTGAAGGCGGCGCTCAGCGGGGCGCTCGTCGCCGCGGTACCGCTGGCCATCACCTCCGTACAGTCGCTGGAGAAGGTACTCAGCAACGCCGGCGCGGCAGCCGCCCCGCTCGTCGGCGGCATGCACGACCTGCTCACATCCGTCTCCTCGGGGGCGGGCGCCCTCGGCGTGGCCACAGGACGACTGCAAGTCGGCGTCGGCCTGATCGGCGACATGTCCGGCATCCTGCGGCCCATCGGTGCGCTGGTGGGCGGCATCGCTCACGCCTTCGCCGGGCTGCCCGGCCCGATGCAGTTGGCCGTGCTGTCGATGCTCGCAATGCGTCCGTTCCGCAGTCAGATCCAAGGTATGCAGCAGGCCGTCGTCGGCTACGGCCGTTCCGCAGTCGGCTCCTTCAACGGCGTGCGCGGCGCCATGCAGACACAGACGATTCTCGCCGCCCGGGCCGGGGTGTCGCTGGGGCACTGGGGTGCCGGGCTCGCCTCGCTGGAAGCACGCTCCCCGACGATCGCCGCAATGGGCAACAGCTTCCGCAGCGCCTCCACCGGTATCCAGGAAGCCGGTGGGCGCCTCGTAGGCTTCCGGTCCGCCGCGGGCGGCGCAATGGCCGCCATCGGTACGGGTGTCGGGCGCGGGCTCATGGGCGGCATGCGCGGACTGTACGGATTCCTCGGCGGCCCGTGGGGTATCGCCATCGCAGGCGCCATGATCGGCTTGGACATGCTGGCCCGCAAGCAGCAGGAGGCCGCTGCCGCCGCCGCCGCTCACCAGCAGCGGATCTCCAGCCTCACCCAGGCGTTGGCAGCGTCCGCCGGCCTGGCGGACGGCTCGGTTCGTGCTGCCGCCGTACAGACGCTGGCTGACGCGAAGCTGAAGGACGGCAAAACCCAGCTCCTCAACGTGATGCATGAGGCAGGCGTGGGCACCAGCCAGCTCACAGACGCATATCTGGGGCAGGGCACGAGCATCGACACGCTTCAGAAGAAGCTCCTTGCCGCAGCCAACGCGAACCGGGAGTGGGTTGCGTCCGGCAAGAGCGGCCGCAAGGTGGCGTTCACCGAGCAGGGGCAGGCCTACAAGGACGCGGCGGATGCTCTCGGGAGTCTGTCCGGCGAGTTCGGCACGGCCAAGAAGAAGCAGGCCGACCTGGCTGCCGCAGTGAAGGGCTCGGGCGCCGCAGCGCTGGACGCCACGGACCCCACCGGCCGCCTGCAGACCGCCATCAAGACCCTCGGTGACTCCGCATCGGATGCGGACACGAAGGCGCGGGCCCTGCACACCGCCCTCGACCTGCTCTCGGGCGGCGAACTCGACGTGCAGGCCGCAGTCGCCAACATGAACCAGACGATCCTCGACCTGAACGGCAGCTACAAGGACGGCGTCGACAAGTCCCACGGCTACGGGAAGGCCCTGCTGCAGGTCGACGGGTCACTCAACACGACGTCGGAGAACGGCCAGAGCCTGTGGACCAAGCTCCAGGCCCTGAATGAGCAGACGGCTGGAGCGGCCCAGTCGACCTACGACTTCGCGCGCGCCAACAGTGCAGGTGTGGTCCCGGCCTTGAAGCAGGCCGAGGCGCACATGGAGACGTCCTGGAAGGCCGCGGTCACGGCCGGCGAGAAGTTCGGGCTCACCGCGGACCAGGCCAAGGTGCTGGCGGCACAGATGGGGTTCATCCCGTCGTCGCTGGCCATCACCATGTCTACCCCGGGTTTGTCGGCCACACAGAAGCAACTGCTGTACGTCCAGGGGCTGGCCGGTCACATGCCGAAGGGGTCCACGATCCGGGTGTCGGCGCTCACCGCCGAGGCGAAGAAGGACATCGAGGACGTCGGCTTCAAGGTGAAGACCTTGCCCGGTGGCCGTCAGATGGAGATCACTGCCCCGACGGGGAAGGCCGCTGCCGCTCTGGATGCTCTGATCGCCAAGAAGCTGCCTTCCAAGGCGGTGGGCGTCGACGCCAAAACCGCGAGCGCCATGGCGGCTTTGGAGGCCGTCAGGCAGAAGGTGGCAGGGACCAAGGGGAAGTCGATCACCATTGGTGCGCTGACCGGCGCGGCTCAGGGAGCCCTGACGAGTCTGGGCTTCAAGGTGCAGAGGCTCCCGAACCGCCAGATCAGGGTGACCCTGCCAACCGGTGGCCCGGCAGCGGCAGCCGCCGCAATCCAGCGCTACATCAACAACCTGCACGGCAAAACGGTCACCAACTACGTCAACTCGATCGTGACGACGACGAAGAAGTCCGTCCACGAGGTCGTCGGCAAAGCGGACGGCGGCATCGTCAGCTTCTACGCCGACGGCGGCATGCGCGAGAACCATGTCGCACAGATCGCCCGCAAGGGCACCTACCGGGTATGGGCGGAGGATGAGGCGGGGGACGAGGCCTACATTCCCCTCAACCCGGCGAAGCGTGGCCGCTCCCGGCAGATCGCCGCACAGACCGTCAGCCGTCTCGGCGGGGCTGTCGCCTGGTACGCCAACGGCGGTCTGAGCGGCTTCACCTACACCCCGAGCGGCCAGCCGGTGCTCGGTGGCCCCTCGGATGCGAAGTCGCGCTACGACCAGGACGTCCAGCGCCTGAAGGACGCCTGGGGTGTCCTCAACACGGCCCTGAAAGAGCAGAAGAAGGCCGCCGACAGCCTCACCGCAGCCGAGAAGAACCTGGCGAGGGTGCGGCGCGAGCACCACACGGCCGCACAACTGCGGGCTGCCGAGGATCGCGTCGACAAGGCGCGGTCGGCGAAGAAGGCCAGAGACAAGACGGTCAGCGCAGACCGGCAGAAGGTGTACGCCGCGGATTCGGCCCTCGGCGTGAAGAGGGGCGCGAAGGCCCCGACCGGCTTCGACCTGAAGGCCTACGAGAAGCAGCTCAACGCGTCCGTCGCCGCGACGGACAAGTGGCGCACGAACCTGTCGAAGATCTCCAAGCGGGGTGGCGCCGAGGTCGAATCCCTCCTGGAGAACATGGGCCAGGACGGCTACGCCCTCGTCAACTCGCTGGCCGGGGCATCGACGAAGCAGTTCAACGACATCGTCAAAAAACTGCAGAAGACCGGCGACGTCGCGAAAGCGACCCTCGCCGACTTCGAGAAGCAGCTCGGCGGCGCCACCCAGCAGAACCAGCAGTTCGCTGCCGACCTGCAGAAGCTGGCTGCCGAGGGCTTCGGGGATCTCGCCCAGGCCCTCGCCGCGCAGGGCGACTCCAATGCGCAGGCACTCGCGCATGAGGCGGCAGGCAACAGCAAGTCGGCCTCGGCTGCCAACAAGAGCGTGGACAAGGCGCAGGCAACGCTCAGCGGCGACGACCTGACGAACTCGCTGATCCTGCTGTCCACACTGAGGGGCGGTACGGGCCGCGGCTACGCCGACCTCATCGCGGCAGGCCTCGGGACCGACGTCATCAAAGCCCTCGTACCGAAGATGACCAAACAGATCGGGGCACTGCCCGACGCCAACAAGGCGACCTTCGTCCGCCAGTGGGTAGCCCAGGGCGGCACGGCGATGGCGGCCGGCGGAATCCTCACCAAGGCCACCCCGGTTCTTGCCGGTGAGGCTGGCATCCCGGAGGCGTTCATCCCGCTCGCTCAGACCGCCCGCAGCCGGGCCCTGCTCGCAGCCTCTGCGGCAGCGCTCGGATACCACCTGGTACCCGCCAGCAGGTGGGCGGCGGGATCGTCCGCCGCAGCCATGGCGCGGGAGGTCACGAAGAACATCGAGATCAACCTGTACGGCGCCAAGCAGACGTCGGCGGAGCAGGCGCAGGACATCGCCCGCCACATGGCATTCGTCGGCTGACAGGGAGGGGGAGGGGTGCCGTTCACCGCAGGACAAGACCTCGGCGGCGTCTGGGCAGACCTCGGGACCATCCCGCTCGGGCGGGTCGATTCCAACGGGGTCGCCTGGGCGTTGCAGTCCATGGACGGCTGGGACGGCTCCGAGGTCCGGGCCGAATACACCGACCGGGAATCCGATCACGGATCGTGGTCAAGCCCCGTCTACCTCGGTTCGCGACCCGTCACCCTGGCCGGCACGGTCACCGCACCGGACCGCACCAGCCTGGAGGGCGCGCTGGAGCAGCTGCGGTCCGCAGCTGCCCTGACCGACACCACACTGGTCGTGTACGAGCTGACATCGCCGAAACAGGCAGTGGTGCGCCGCTCCGGGAAGCCGCTGTTCGCCTACGTCACCGACCGGATCGCCACCTACAGCGTGCTCGTCACGGCGGGGGACCCGCGCCGCTACAGCACCACCCTGCAGTCCGGTACGACAGGCCTGCCCAGCACGACGGGCGGCCTCACCTTCCCGATCACCTTCCCGATCACGTTCTCGGCGACGACCGTGTCCGGGCAGATCAACGCCGTCAACTCCGGCTCCATGGACACCCGGCCAGTACTGACCATCGCCGGACCCGTGGTCGCGCCCACCATCTCCGCCCTCTACCCAGACGGCACCGTGCGCCAGCTCATCTACTCCCTGACACTGGCCAGCGGCGACGTCCTCACCATCGACACCGACGCACACACCGTGATCCTCAACGGCTCGGTCTCCCGGCGCCGGTTCGTGACCGTGTCGGCCGGCTGGCCCACCATTCCGGCGAGCTCATCGGTCAACTACCAGTTCCAGTCCGGCACTTACAACTCAAGCGCGCTGCTGACCGCCACCTGGCGCTCGGCCTGGATGTGAGGAGGCCCCCGTGCCCGTAGACGTGTGGGCCATCGACACACTGGCGTTCTCCGGCCTGGAAGTCCGCAACGCGGACTCCATGTTCGTCATGGCCAACGGCAGCGCCCTGGGCTCGACATCGGGTGTACGCCCCGGCGACCCGGGCCTCACCGTCACTCTGGCCGGCACCACCATCAACTGTTCGGCGGGCGTCGCCACGGTCGCCTATGCCGGCCAGGGCGTATACCGGGCAGCATTCCCGTCGTCCGTATCACCCGGCACCTATACGGCCGCGCACGCCACCCTCAACAGGATCGACCTCGTCTACCTGCGGGTGTGGGACAACAGCGTGGACGCCTCCGGCCTGAACAAGGCCGACATCGTCTACCTGGCCGGCACTCCGTCCGCCTCCCCGGTCGCCCCGACACCGGCGGGCACGCAGATCTACCTGCCGCTCGCCAACATCACCGTGCTGTCGGTGTCCAACGGCGGGACCGCCTCCGTGAGTACGGCGGTCCGGCCGTACACGGTGGCGCCGGGCGGCATCCTCCCGTCGGCGACCGCGCCGGCGAGCCCCTACACGGGCCAGTTCTACGACAACGGCACCGACCTGCTCCGCTGGAACGGCTCCTCCTGGGACACCTACTTCAAGGTGTCGGGCGCCTGGACGTCATACACGCCGACATGGACAGCGGCGACGACGAACCCGGCACTCGGCAACGGCACCCTGGTTGGCCGCTACAACAAAATCGGACGCCAGGTCACCTTCCACATCAACCTGATCCCCGGCAGCACGACAACGTTCGGCGCGGGCGGCTACTCCTTCGCCCTTCCCGCGACGGCGGCAAACGTCGGATGCAGCATGATCGGCGCCGTCCAGTTCCTCGGCACCGACCGGTGGCAGGGCGAAACAGTCATCTCACCGACCGCCACCACCACCTCGCCGTTCCTGAACATCTCCACCACGAACGTGCGCATCACCCAGATGAGCCCGACCGTGCCCGAAACGTTCGCCAACGGCTCCCAGCTGCGGATCACCGGCACCTACGAGTCGGCCACCTGATGCCGCAGGCCTACGAACTCGCCTGGTACGGCTGCGACCTGGCCTCCGGCGGCATCGTTGAGGATCTCCGCTCGCTCAAGCCGGCAGGGGCGCTCACGCGGAAGCTCGGCGACTCGACCACGTTGCAGTTCGAACTCAACATCCCCGGCGCCCCGGCCGGCTGGGATACGGCCACGACACCCGGCCAGTCCATGCTGGTGGCCGTCGACACGGCCACCGACACCCCGATCTGGGCGGGTGCGGTACTGCCTCGCGAAGGCGGCAGCTCGCAGACTGCATCACTCGGGGCCGCCACCCTGGAGAGCTACCTCGACTCCCGGTTTCCCGGCGACCAGTCTCTCATCGGCGCCGACCAGGCCACTGTCGTCGCCGCGCTCGTCACGCCCGCACTCACGAACGGGCCGCCGTTCGTCATCGACGCGCCGAACACGGGCGTCACCATGACCTACCTGACGCAGGACGGCGACGACAAAACGATCCTGGCCTGCCTCAAAGAGATCATGGCATTGGACGGCGGCCCCGAGTGGACGATCGACGTCATATGGAATTCAGGGCACACAGGGTTCCAGTTCCCGCTGCGCGTCCGCGCGGCCGTCGGCACCCAGGCCAACCCACCAGAAGCCACCTTCGACTTCCCCGGCTGCGTCTCGTCCTACGCACTGTCGGAGTCCTACGAGCAGGGCAAAGGCGCCACCGCCGTCATCGCCCGCGGCGAGGGTGAGGGATCATCCCGGCTCACCTCCAGCCCGCACGTGGCGACCGCACTCATTGCCGCGGGATGGCCCCGCTGGGAATACCGCTACACCCCCGCAACGGGCATCGACGACCCCGACCAACTGGACGCCCACGCCACGCAGTCCTTGGCGCTCATGCAACAAGGCGCCCGGGTGTGGTCCATCGAGGCCGTGGCATCCCGCGCCCCACGCCTGGGCCGGGACTGGTTCCTCGGCGACACCGTCCGCATGGCCGTCGAACGCTCACCGCGGCACCCGCAGGGCACAAACCTGGTCGCCCGCTGCTGGTCCTGGGAGCTCGACCCGAGCGCCGACAAGATCCGGCCCATCCTGGTAGAGGAGAGCTGAATGCCCCGCCAGATCGACCAGCTCCCGCCCGACACCACCTCCCTGGCCCGGCGGATCCAGGCCCTGGAAGGGCAAGTACGCGAGATGCGGGCGGCCCGGCGCATGACGGCCGCATCCGTCGGCACCCTCCGCGTATACGCGGACGACGGCACGACCCTTCTCGCAGAACTGGGCCCGGAGACCGGCGGCGACGGCGGAGGCGGCCTGTGGACCCGCGGCCTTCAGGATCCGATCAACATGTCCGCCTACCTGTCCTCTGGGCAGCTGCAGTTCCGGCCGGTCGAGGACGGGCAGGTCGCCGTCCCGGCGGGCATCACCTATGACTCGGACGCCTTCCAGTACACCGACCTCATCCTGACCTCCGGAAATGTTGCCGCCACCGCCCACCGGGCCGTGCTCACGCTGGAGTCCACGTTCGAGGGCGGCAACCCCTACGTCTATGTGCAGGGCGAAAACAGCACCCAGTGCAACATGGACATCCTCGGGGTCCTCACCGCGAGCAGCCTGGCCTGGGGCAGCGTGGCCATCACGCCGAGCGCCGCCAACACCCCGACCTCCGCCACCGTCACCGGGCTCAGTCTCAAGGGCAGCACGTTCATCGGATTCTCCGGCGCCCAGACCGCCGCGCCCGGCTCAACGGCCGGCACGAACGGCGTCACCGGCACGAGCGCCACCTCCGCCACCTCAACCGGCCTCACCGTGTGGCTGACCCGGCAAAACACGAGCGCGACAACAGTGAACTGGCTGGTGATCGGGATATGAGCGTCACGTTCCAACCCGGGCTGTACTACGAGGTCACAGCCCGCGACAACAACGAGGCCTGCACGAACTACGAGCAGACCTTCGACATCCCGCAGTTCTACTCCAATGCGGGCACCAACTGCTTCGTGCAGTGCGGACTCTGCGGACAACACATGGAGATCCTCACCGCGACCCTGCTCGACCCGCAGCCCGAAGTCACCTGACCCACCGCATCACCGGCCCGCGCCCCGCCCCCACCAGGGCGCATTTTTCATGCCCTGGAGGGGCTCCTTGAGCACATCGATCCGCCAGTACGGCCGCCGCGCGCCGAAGCGCGCACGGGCCATCTCGCTCTCCCGCATCCTCTCCGGCACGCTGCCCGCGCACCCGACGGCGGCCGACTACCTGGCCACGCTCGGTGGCGGCTGGCAGATGCGCGGGAATGATGTCGCCGGGGACTGCGTGGCCGTCACCTGGGCCAACATCCGCCGTCTCCTCACGGCCATCGCCGGCGCCGAGTACTACCCGACGCAGGACGAGGTCTGGGCGGTCTACGAGACCCAGAACCCGGGCTTCGATCCGAACGGCACCGCGGCGACGAACGGGCCTGGCTCGTCGCACGACAACGGTATGGACATCCAGACCCTGCTGGAGTATCTGGCCAAGCGCGGCGACATCCTCGCCTTCGCCAAGGTCAACCCGTCCAGCCCGGACGAGGTCAAGGCCGCCATCGCCATCTTCGGTTTCGTGTGGGCGGGTATCGACGTCCAGCAGGCCAACGAAACCGAGTTCGACCAGGGCAAGCCGTGGAACTACCACCGCTCCAGCCCGGATGCGGGCGGCCACTCCGTCATCACCGGCGGCTACGGCAACCCCGGTACGGGCCCGCTGGGTGGGGATGAACGATTCATCACCTGGGCCGAGGAGACGTCGTTCACGGACTCCTACTGGAGCCACAAGGTTGAGGAAGCCTGGGCGGTCATCTTCCCCGAGCACCTCAAGCACCCCAACTTCCTGGCGGGCATCGACCTGACGGCGTTCGAGGCGGCCTGGACGGAGATCACTACCAAGCCGTTCCCGGTGGTCATGCCGCCGACCCCGGTGCCGACCCCTCCTCCCGCGCCCACTCCTGCTCCGAATCCTCGACTGGCTGAGGCGGCTGTTGCTGCCCAGGAGTTGGCGGATCTGATGCGGCCGTGGGCGCCTGGCAAGACGACGGGAGCCTGACCATGGCCACCTTCCATGCCGCGATCGTCCACCCCGACCAGACGGTCACCTACTGCGGCGAGGTCGACCAGGACCACGTCGACACGGTCCGCGCGGTCGCCGCCATCGAGGACGTGCCGCGGTTCGTCAAGGAAAACCCGCGAACCCCGGGTGCATTCTTCGTGCTGCGCCCGGACGATGAGGGCGGCGACCTCGACTGGTACGTGCCGACAGACGCCGCTGCGTACACGGTCCGCGCGCCCGACCCCGACCCTGCGGGCGCCGTCGCGACGCTCACGGCAACGGCCACGACGGGCCCCGCCTACATCGACGGCGCCGAGCGGCTCGGCGGGCAGGTCATCGGCGGCGCCATGGACCATCCGGAGTCGGGGCCCCGGTTCACCTGGCACGTCACGGTGTCGCCGCAGGGGTATTTCACCTCGATGGCTTCCTACCTGATCGCCGCCGGGTTCGAACCGCAGGTGCTGTACGACCCCAAGACGGACAGGCTCGGCCAGTTCGGGCCGCTCACCCAGTCGGCGCGGGCGCTGCAGAACGACGGCGCGAGGCGCACCAACCGCGAGGGCAAGGTCAACATTCAGGTCGAGGTCGTCGCGATGCCGTCCCCGCCCTGGACGAATGGTTTCGACCCGGCGGCCAAGCCCAACTTCCGCAAGCTGCTGGCCGCTGGCCGTGCGCACGGCATCCCCGGCGTCTGGCCTGCCGGACCGCCGGTCTCATCGTCGAGCCAGGCGATGCCGCGCACCCGCAGCATCTGGCAGTCGAAGGCTGGGCACTACGGGCACTGCCACGTGCCGGCAAACAGCCATTGGGACCCGGGCGGCATCGACGTCAGCAAGGTCCCCGGCAAGGCCGTCACCCCGAAGCCGGCGCCCACCCCGAAGCCCGCGGCCAAGCCGAAGGTCAGCGTCGCGCACGTCGCCACCGCGGCCAAGCACGACCCCTCTGCCGCGCAGGGCCACGCCACCTACCGGGCGGAGACCCTCCTCGTCGAGAAGGCCTTGCACGCCGAAGGCCTCCTCGACCAGCAGTACGTCGACGGCAGCTTCGGCAGCCTCACCGTCACCGCCTACGCCAAGTGGCAGCGCTCCAAGGCCGGCGGCTCGTACAGCGGCACCGCGGCCGACGGAATCCCCGGCCAGACCTCCCTCAGCAAGCTCGCCGCGAGACACGGCTTCACCGTCGTCGCCTGACTTGGAAGAAACGAGAACCTCATGAAGATCAATCGTGAACCGGCGGCGCTGCTCGCGTTCGTCGCGGTCGGCATCAAGCTGCTGGCCGCGTTCGGCGTGGGCCTGAGCAGCGACCAGCAGGCCGTCCTCAACGCGGTCGCCGCAGCCGTCGTCGGCCTCGTCGTGGCCGTCCTCGCGCATGACGCGCTCGCCGCACCCCTGTACGGCTTCAGTCAGGCCGCACTCGCGCTCGCCGTCGGCTTCGGCCTGCACTGGTCCGCCGACCAGCAAGCCATCGTGCTGTCGTTCGTACAGGTCGCCATCGCCATGTTCCTACGCACCCAGATCACCGCGAAGACGCCGGGACCGGCCGCAGCGAAGCACGTGGCGTCTGCTTCCACGCAGGCCCTCTGATCGGAGCCCCACGTGGCTGAGCCGACGGCTGGCGAAGTCAACCGAAGGCTTGACGACGTCCGGCAAGACCTGAAGGACGACGTGCGCGACCTCAGCGCCCGACTCGGGGAGAAGGTCAACCAGGAGGGCTACGACGTCCGGCACGCCGCACTCCTCGCCCGCGTCGTCGCCCTCGAAGCGCAGCGGGAGAAGGATGCCGAGAAGGTTGCGGCGATGCGCCGCTGGTGGGTCGCCACGATCATCGTGCCGATCGTCATCGTCCTTCTCCAGGCGTACCTCAGTTCCAAGGGGGCGGGCTCTTGAGCGCGCGGCGTATCCCGGCGGCCACCAAGGAGCGGCGCCGGGACGGGGTCTTCGTGGTCGCCTTGGTGGCCGGGGTGTCGGTGCTGGCCTGGGTTGTCATCACCATGCAGGGCCTCTCCCACGACCTGCGGGTCTCCAACCAGGCCCGAGATGCCTTGGCCCGCCAGGTGCAGTCCCTCGGACATAAGCCGGTCGCCGGACCGCCCGGGTCACGCGGCGAGGCAGGCGCATCAGTCGTCGGCCCGCGCGGACCCAAGGGCGACACGGGGGCGTCGGGTAAGCCGGCGCCCACCATCACGCCGAAGCCGGGCACATCTGGCGCGTCCGGGTCCCCGGGAAAGCCGGGCGCCGACTCGACAGTGGCTGGCCCGACCGGTCCGCCGGGGGCAGACTCGACGGTTGCCGGACCCCAAGGCGAGGCAGGCGTGGCCGGGCCCGTCGGCCCCCAAGGCGACCGCGGCGAGAAGGGCGACACCGGGGACACGGGCGCGACCGGCCCGGCACCGTCCGGCTGGACGTACACGGACGGCGCGGGCGTCACCTACACGTGCACGCCCGACTCGGACGGCTCCACCCACTACACGTGCACAGCCGCCCCGGTGAGTCCCACACCCAGCCCGTCGAATCCCGAGTCCGCGGTGCTGGTGCTCAGTGCCGCGCTCGCCCGCAGGAGGATCGATGCCCCGAGCAGTACCCGCGGCCGTCACCGGGCGGTCCGCCACCGCGGTGCCCACCGCTGAACCGGCCCCGCGCCAGCCCCGCCGCGATACCGCCGCGGCCGACGCCGGTTCGCTGGAACACGCGGGCCGCCTCGACCCGCAGCCGGTCCCGGCGCCCAGCATCAGCCCGTTCCTGCCGCCCGACCTGCCGCCGTATGAGGAGGACGACTGACGGGCCCTCACGCCACCGGCTGCCCCTCCATGCCGGTTGCCCCGTCCGCCCCGGCTGGAAGGGGGTGACCCTGTGCTGCATCTGTTCCTGCACCTCGTCGTACTCGTCTGCCTCTGACCAGCACGACAACGCCCCCGCCCTTCTCGCTGCCATCTGGCGGCGCGGAGGGCGGGGGCGTTTCGCTGTGCGGCTATCGTTCGGGAAGGTCCCCGCCTGTTAGAGGCAGGCGGGGACCGCTTGCCGACTCATGCGACCTTCCGTGTCTCCGTCTTGTTGCACTTCGAGCAGCGGCGGATCTGGACCGGGCCTTTCCAGGTGCCGAGCTTCGGGAGCAGCGGGGAGTCGTAGGTGGCCTCCGCGTCCTGCCACGCTCCCCACTTGTGGATGTGAAGGCCGGGTGCCGCAGGCTCGCTGGTCCGCGTCACGTTCGGCGGCTCATCCGGGACATCCTCGACGCGCTCGTCGGGGACGGTCGCGGCGACGCTGGCCACGATCTCCGCATGCCCGGTACGGGCTTCGGCCTCGGTATGCCACCGCCACTGACTCTGGTCCTGCTCCTCGCCGCCACCGAACACCATGGTCTCGAACAGGATCGGCTGGCCTCCACCCCAGTTGTGGTCGACGCCGAGCCACACCGTGGAGACTCGGAAGCTGACCTCCGGGTCGCTGGTCGACGTGATCTCGGTGAGGGCCACGCGCTTGTACGCCATGTCGCCGAGCAGGGCGTTGGCCTGCTCAGAGTTGATGGGCTGACCTTGGCGGTCGTACCAGAGCTGCTGATTCATGGTCACGCTCCCTGCTTCTCGGCGCGCTGGGTGTCGTAGCTGATGAACCCGATGCGCGCGGCTTCGACGGCCAGCGTCTCCCGCCATCCGTCCGGCGCCGGGTAGTCCTCGCTCTCGCCGTCGCCCCGGTAGAAGAGGAACGGTGCGTCGGTGCCAGAGGTGGTGATGAACTCGATGCCGAGCCGTTTGGCGTCGGCGACGAGCGCGTCCACGGCGATGCTCAGTCCGCTGCGGGTCTTGGCGTCGCGCACCGGATACCGCGTGTGCAGGTGGCCCTCGGTGGAGACGAGCCCGGCGTCCGGGTCGTCGTCGTTGAACCCGTCGTCGCAGTAGTCGAGCGACGCAGCCCACCCCGGGTACGGGATGCCGTCGATGCGGGTAGCGAACTCCGAGTAGGTGACGGTGATGCCGGTGGACCAGTAACGGCCCGACTTGCTGATCATGCGGTCTCCTTCTTCGCGTCGATGATTTCGCGGATCCTGTCGAGCTTCTCCTCGGCGCTGAGCGCTCCGAGGTTGCCGTCGGCGAGGCCGTCGAGGATGCGGCGGACGTTGACGCGTTCGGGGTAGAGGACGGCGTCGAGGATGGCGGCGCGGGTGCTGCCGTCGCGGAGGTAGACCCAGACCTCGTTGTGCTGGCGCGGCTCGACGTTGCAGCGGGCGTCGAGGATCTCGCGCGGGAAGTAGCCGAGGTCGGAGCCTTCGAGTTCTTCGCCGATCTCGGTGAGGATGTACTTGCCGAGCTTGCGGTAGCCGAGTTCGGTGCGGAGGTCTCCGAGGTTGACTCTGGTGAGGCCGCCCTCTTCGACGCAGCGGGCATGGATCGCTTGCAGGTTGGACATGTGGTCGCCTTCCATGTTCTATCTCTAGCGTTGCCACACTATATTTGCGGCATGCGGATAAAACAAGGGGCGACTCGAAACGTGAACCGAGGGGAGTGGCGTCGAGGCGCAACGCCCCACGCGGCGCAGCGAGTTGGGGTGCCACGATGCGTGACTGTCCAACTAACGATCGATAGTTGGTTAGTTGGACACGTGAGGGTCGAAACGGACATACCTGTACTCGCGGTTGTCCAAAAAGGCTGTACAGAAAGTCTCAATGTCCATGTACTAGGCATGACCCTTTGTTAGACAATGAAGCATGGAACTCAACTCCCCAGACCTCCTCGCGCCAGTCGGCGGGGGAGGGGCCCTCGTCGGCTACGCCCGCGTCAGCACCAAGGGCCAACTCCTCGACCGACAGATCGCAGCCCTCGAAGCCGCCGGATGCCAACGGATCTTCAGCGACAAGAAGTCCGGCAAGAACACCGAGCGCGAGGAGCTCTGGAAGGCCCTCGACTACTCGCGCGGAGGCGACACCATCGTCGTTCCATCGCTCGACCGCCTCGGTCGCTCCATCCAAGACCTCATCACCATCGTCGCCAGCCTCCGCGAGCGCGCCATCGGCTTCCGCTCCCTGCACGAGTCCCTCGACACCACCACCCCCGGCGGCCGGCTCGTCTTCCATGTCTTCGCCGCCCTCGCCGAGTTCATCCGCGAACTCATCGTGCAGGGCACCCATGAGGGCCTCGCAGCTGCGCGCGCCCGCGGGCAGCGACTCGGTCGGCCGCCGGCGATGGCTGAGGAGCAGATCCGCCACGCGTACACGATGCTCACCGACCCCGAGGCGTCCATCACCTCGATCGCCAAGCTCCTCGGCGTCAGCCGCACCACGATCTACAAGTACGTGCCCGAACTCGCGGCCGGGCGAGCCTCCCTCGTGTCCGCCACCGGCCGCAAGGAAGTCACGTCATGACGCCCGCACCTGTGTGTTGGGGCTGGCCCACTGAACTGCCGACCACAGAGGGCGTCCGGCAGAAGTTCCTCGCGGACGCCGAACGCAAGGGGTGCACGCCGGGGCAAGCCGGAGTTCTGTGGGACCTTGAGCTTGCCGCAGACGCACTCATCGGTGGCGATGACGGCGTCCTGGCTCGCTGGCAGGACGGCCGGTGCGCGATCTGCGGGCGGGTGCGCGACCTCGTCCTCGATCATGACCACGCGACGGGTCTCGTGCGCGGCTGGCTCTGCAACTCCTGCAACACCACAGAGGGAACGAACCAGGAGCCGGACACCATCTTCTCCCTATACCGAGAGCGCCACCCGGCGGTGATCCTCGGCCTCACGATCCGCTACCTCAACCCCATCACCGGCGAGTACGCCACGCCGCAGCTCGCGACTGAGGTCGACTGGGATGAGAAGTGGACCGACGCGGCCTCGGAGGGCATCCTGTGACCCGCAACGACACCTGGAACGGTGAACCCCTGGACCGCGTCAGCGAAGTCCATGACCATGCCGCGATCCACTACCGCATCCATGACGTCGACGGCGGCAGGCTGCTGGCGTTCGGCACGGCACGGCCGGGGCCGCGCGGTTGGTTGGACATCGCCGCGCACTATCGTCAGGTACAGGCAGCGCATCCTGGTCTTTTTCTTGTGCTTCGTGAGTACGACGCCGAGGCGGGAGGCGACTTCGGTCGAGAGGTCGGACCGTAGACACGCCTCGTGCCACACTGAGCCTGCCCCTGCCGCGCATCCCCCGTCGCGACAGGGGCTCAGTCGTCACCGCCCCCACGGCCGCCGCTCATCGCCCTGCACCTGCCGCCCGGCGCCGACCCGCCGCCAGCACCCCACAGCCCCCACCCCGAGCGCGATGACAATGACCAGCTCAACCGGATCCCCGTGCGCGACGACGCTCATGACGCCGCCGATGGTAAGCGCGGTCAGGAACAGGGCGAGCAGCAGCCAGACGAACTTCACGGGACCCCCAAGATGGTGAGGGTGGGAATCTAGCGGACAGGGCATGAGTTTTCCCGCCCGCGTTCTGCCAGACTGGGGGTGCGATCGTCGTCTGCTCGTGGGAAACCCGGGCGCCCGGTGTCCCTGGGTCTTAGCCGACGGCGCAGTCTGGTCGGCACGCCGGTAAGGGCCAGGTACAGGAGCGTGAGCACAATCCTGGCCACCAGCACTCATCTGCCGGGATCAGGTCGGAACCAGGCAACTGGATCCCTCCCGCCTTGAGCGGGTTGTGGCCCCCGGAGACTGCGAGAGCCCGGCCGAGTTCCTACCGGCCGGGCTCTCGCGCGTTCAGGTTTAGTTGAAGTCGCCGGCCCGAAGTTCAAGGTTGCGGCCGTTTCCTTGAACTTGCGCCGCTCCCGCTTGCCCCACAATTCGAACACATGCTCTAGTCGTGTCATGGCGAGACACCAGGCCGATGACCTCACGGAGCGGCAGGAGGATATCCTCCACTGCATCCGCGAAACCCTCGCAGCCTGCGGCGAAGCACCCACCGTCCGCGAGATCAGCCGCTACGTGGGCCTGCGCAGTATCAGCGCCGTCCACTACCAGCTGAGCCAGTTGGAGCGGAAGGGCGCCATCAAGCGGGACGTCTGCCTGCCGCGGCGGATCCGGCTCCTGTGACCGGCCGCTTCCACCTCACCCTGACCGTCGACGGCCGCCCAGCCATGCAGGGCTGGTGGTCGGTGAGGGCGACAGCCGACCGTAAGTATCGGGAGTGGATCGGGGAGCAGGGCTCCAAGCCGGGCGCGCGGATCGTGCTCGTCGACGAGGAGACGGGCGACGTGCTGGCGGAGTGGCCGGACGAGGACTGAGCCCGTGTTGTCAGTGCGGGATCGTAGAGTGGCCGTACTCATCCGCGCTCGCTGCTGCGCGGTGCTTGCCCCGCCCCTGATGGACAGCGCCACGGGGGCGGGGCGCTCGACTTGGAGGGCCTGTGGGAATCACGCTCCGGTTCGTGGGCGGCCCCGCCGACGGCCGCTCCTTCTCGATCCCCAGCGACAGTCCTCCTCCACTCTTCCTGATCCCGACACCGCAGCCGCTCCCCATGCTGCTGGCCGCGCCTGAGCCTTCCCTCACGCAGGCGGCCGAGTACGAACCGCTGCGCGAGGATGGTTGGGCGCGCCGGGCGGATGACGGCGCCTACCTGTACAGGCATCGCCCCGCGCCTGTCTCGCCGGAGGAGCGGCGCGCCCTGGAACAGGCCCGCGAGGAAGCACGGCTCGCGGAAGAGCGGCGGTCGGCGGAGCTGAGGGAGGCCTGGGAGGAGATCCGCAAGGAACGTCCCGGCTACCCGGGGGACTGGCGCGACCTCTTCTAGCCCTCGGCCTCCCCGTGCCGCACGACCTGCTTCAACCCCATCTCAACGTCGATCCGCGCCACCTCGCGGCCCGCCTCTTTCGCCTGCTGCACGAACTCGTCGATGCCCGCGTGTACGGCGTGCGCGGTGTCGACGGTGAGGGCGCCGGCCTGGATCTCCTCCCAGGCGCGGGCTTCGAGGGCGAGCAGGTCGGGAGGGAAGTCGATGGTGGCCACCGGGGGATCCTATGCCGGACGATCTCGCCGGTATGACGTCAGAGGAAGTGAGGGCGTCACCGATCAGGGAGGCAGCGCGATGGCCAGCGACTACATGAGGTGCCTCAACGGCATGCTCGTCATGGACGGCGTCTACGGGGTCACCTACAACGTGGACACCGTCGAGTCGATCGACGGAAACCTCGACAGCATGCGGTCGCGGCCGGACCACCCTGACATCGACCGCCTCCTGGATGCGCGGCGCCATGTCAGCGTCCTCAACTTCATCTGGCCGCCCGTCGAGGAGAGCTGAGCCGCTTCCGTGACGTGCGCGCGCATAGCCCCCAGTACCCTCACCACAGGGGCGTCCCGTGTGCGACTGGCCGGGGGCTGGGGTTCGGCGGCGGCCGGACTTGAACGGGAGAGCTGTACTGCGCCCATCCCGTGTGGCCGTCCGACGGCGGGACCCGGACGGCACTACGCCGCCTCAACCAGCCCGTCCCGTTCTGCCGCCACGGCCACCGTCCACTCGTCCCGCAGCACCTCATACCGCTGCCGCGTCTCCCCGTACAGCCAGCAGCCCGCCGCAGCGACGAGGGCGCGGATCTCCTCGTTCACCACAGCGGCAGGGCGTAGAGAGCCCGGGGTGGGGGGAGTGGTGGGCATGGTCAAAGTCTATCGGCGGGCACCGTCAGAGCGTTTACCGGTACGTGTCCGGATCCGGTCTAGCCACCTTGCAGGACGTCCTGCAAACTAGTCGTGTGGCAGATGAAAGACAGCCCGACCTGTGGACCATCGACGACGTCGCACGCGAACTCGGCATCAAACCGACGAGCGCGAGCGGCGCCCTCTCACGCATGGGCATCCGAGCCCACAGCTTCCGCCCCCACCCCGCCAGCAACCGGGCGCAAGCCCTGTACGACCCCGAGCAGGTCAAGGCGGCGCACGCCGTCCGGCCCGGCCGGGGCACCCGGACCGACCTCAACGACAAGGATCAGGAATGACCGCAACGACCGACTGGCCCGTGGGCGTCATCGCCCGCTACCTCACCGCGGGCGGCGCCACCGTCGACCTCACACCGGGGGAGTACTCCTACGACGCGGGCGATGGAATCGTCGGCAGCCGCAACCTGACGCGCGCAGCCTGCGCCGGATGCCTTGCTCTCGAAGAGTTCAAGCACTGGCGGCCCGTCCAGCGCCTGACCTTCGTGGACGATGTGCGCGACCCAGAGGCGGCCAAGCGCGAGGCCCGTGAGTGGGCGCAGGAGCACGCCGCGAAGTGCCGCGCCATGCCGAAGCCAGCGGGAGACTGATGGCCGCCTACGAAGTCGCCGCCTATCGTGGCAACCGCAACTGGTACCGGAAGATCGCCGACTATCGGCAGACCGTGCGCGACGAGGACGGGAAGCCCCCGGCCCGGGAGCGGGCGGATTCACTCGCCAGAGAGTTGCTGGAACGGTCCCACCGCAACCGTTTCGGCTGGACCCGCACCCGCATCGACATCCAGCCCAAAGAGGTACCCGATGAGCGAAGTTACCCGGCGATTGGAGGTCGACCGTGAGGCCGTCCTGCGTGCAGCCGCCGAGAAAGTGCGAGCGAAGGGGCCAGCTGAAATCCGCGCGTGGTTCAACTACTACGCCCCGGATGGCGCGCAACCCAGCCATTCGGAGCGGATCGCGGGAGCAGTAGATGCGGTAGCAAGATTGATTGAGCCGGAGCTTTCGGACGGCGACTCTCCCTCCGCGCTGCCGTCGATCCATGGGACCGATATCGAAGGGTTCTGTCCCGCCTGCGGTCACCCGACGTTGCGCGTCGGCGACGGCGGCCACCTCGTCTGCACGCTGATGGACTGCCCGAAACCTGAAGCCGCCGATGAGCTGCTGACCAACCCGGCGAGTGGATAGCCTGCCCAATCATCACCGAAGCCCCGCCACCGCGCGGGGCTTCGGCATGTCAGCCCTCGGCGGGCGGCTTGGTGGCGAGGGGCCGGTGCAGTTGACCGCCCAGCCGGAAGCCGTGAATGCCCACCCGGCCTCGCGCGCCTGCCGCATCACGGCATCCAGGGTCAGCGGTCGACCGGCGGCATCGACGAACAAAGGCCCCTCGGTTCGACCTTCGATGAGCATCCGCAGCGCGACAGCAGACGTCGGCGAGAACGGGGCCGCCTTCGGGGCGCCCTGCTTCGGGAACTCCACAACAACGGTCCGGGCCCTCAGGTCGACGTCCCGCACATCCAGCGACAGCAGGTCGTCCCGCCGCAGGTTGCCCTCCCAGAGCAGCGCCCACAGCACCCGGTGTGCGAACGGGATCGACTCGTCGGCGACCAACTGGAGGTAGCGGTCGCGGGTGATGGGTTCGGTCATTGGGACAGTGTGCCCGGCGCGGGCTGCTTCTGGGCGACGAACGATCCGAGCCCCGGCTCCGTGTAGATAAGCCCCTCATCCCGCAGCCCGCCATGCACTTTCTGTGCGGTCGCCTGGGCGATGCCGAACTCGGCACTCAACTGGATGACCGAGGGCACGCGCGTGCGGGGCGGGTAGGTGCCATCGGCGATCCGCTGCCGGATCACTGCGGCTACCTGCTTCCACCTGGGCACATCCGCCTCGAATTCGATCACACCGTCAACGTGACACGCCATCCCATGCCACGCGAGATGTCGCATACGAGGCACGGCATAGCATGCTATGTCTAAGCTGCTGAAACGAAGCCCTCGCGACCGCCCGTACAGCAGTCCGGGGGCGTGGACGACACCGACGTGGAGCGCCGCCATGGAAGAGCGTAGAGACGGACCACCCGAGCCGGTAACCCGGCCGCCCGTCATAACCTCCGGCGCCGGGACGCTCAGCCCACTCCAGCAGGCCTGGAGCGCCTACGTCACCCATGCCACCGGCTGCGACGACTGCCGGGACATCGACAGCGCCGCCTGCGAGACCGCGGGGGAGCTGTGGCGGGCCTATCAGGCGACAGGTGATGAGGCGTACCGGCAGATGCCCCGCTGATCGCCCGGCCGCCGCCCAGACCCCGCGGCGGTACGGGTCACACGGGGCGCGAACGGGAACGCTCTGGCCAGAGGGTCGCGGTGGGCTAGATGTTCACATGGGGCACGCCGATTCCGCACAGGTATATGCAACGGGCACGGTTCCCTTACCGCAGGTTTACCTGTTGACTATTAGTCGATAGCCCGGCCCAGACCCCGCCGGAGCTGCCTATTCAGCTGCCCCCGAGGAGGTCTGTCACGTGGACTCGCAGCGCGTGCGCGATGAGCAGGAGATCCGCGTACCTCGGGTCCGTGACCGCATTCTCATACCGCTGCACGGTCCTTCGCTCTACGCCGGCGAGGTTCCCTAACTGCTCCTGGGAGAGTTCCGCGGCGCGGCGGAGGTCGGCGATGCGCTTACCGAGGGCGATCTGGCGGGCGCGGACCCAGTCGGGTCTCGTGTTGCGGCGGGCTGGCACCCGGTAAACCGTTTCGGCCAGTCGATCTTGTGTCAGTACCTAAACTGTCGCGTTCGGTCTTTTGCATATATGCAGACCAGCGCGCGGCAGGCATGATCAGCCCTGCGAGCCCTGGCATATGCCGTAGGGCTCGATGTAGTGTCCTAGATTCGAACAGGTGTTCACTCGAAGGAGTGAACAACCGCATTGACCTGCAACCGTTAGGCAATACGGAAGGCCAGGCACCCAAGAACGTGCCGGTGAGCCACGGTGGGGCGCCCTCCGTTGTGGTGGCCGGCGCGAGCGCACCCTCAGTCGAGAGGCTGGGGGTGCGCGCTCGTTTTGGGAGACGGTTTGGGAGACGGTCACCCAGGTCGGACCCAAGCGGGCACCCAACGAATCCAGCCGAACGCAAGCGGATTCCGATGCTGTACTGGCGAGACACTGAATCGCCGCAGGTAAGGAGCACCCAACGAGGGGTCTGGGGCGACGCGGGGGATCGTCTCAGGCGGGCGGTACGGGGGTCTGCGCAAGGTCGCGCGGCCCCCTTTTCCATGCAGCAGGACACGCGTAGAGCGATGATCCTGAACCCGCCTGCGTGATCTTCATTCTTCGTCCTGGGAGATTTCTGGGAGATCCACTTTCGGTCCGCGCTCCGAACGCCGCGGGCGAGGCTCCTCCCACTCCCGGTGGTGGTCCTTCACTCCCGCCGAGGCCTCCCACAGCTTCTGCAGATCCGCCGCGATGTCCAACTCCATCGGCAGCGTCGTGTGGCTGTAGGTCCCCTCAACTCCAGGGATAACGTGCCGCATCCGCTCCTCGACCGCAACCCTCGGATGCTTCAGCTCATCGAGCCACACCTTCATGCTGTGGCGCAGGCCGTGCGGCACCATGTCCTCGATCCCGGCGACCGCCTTCATGTCCGGCAGCCGCGCGGGCCGGCCGAGCTTGTCCGGCGTGGCCGTGTGGCCATCGACCCAGCGGCGCCAGATGTCCGAGTAGAAGTAGGCAGACGTCGACATCTTCTTGCCGTTGGCCGACGGGAACACCCACGGCGACTTGTGCGAGGCCAGCACCTCGCGCAGCAGCTCCGCGAGGAACGGCGGCAGGACGATGCTGCCCGAACTCCCGTACTTCGGATCGACCTGGGCCGGCTTGCCGTCGACGTACTGGTGCTGCTCCTCCACCAGTAGCCGGAAGCCCTGCCCGTGGTCTTCGAGGACCAGATGTTCCCGGCGCAGGCCGGCCGCCTCGGATATGCGCAGCCCGCAGTAGGCGATTGTGAGGACGAGGCCGTAGCCGACGACGCCGCGCATCTCCCGGGCGTTGCGGGCCAGCAGCAGGGCCTGGCGCGGGGTCGCGAGGACAGTGTCGTCCTTCTTCGGCTTGCCCTTGTACTTGCCGCGGCGGCGCGCCTTCAGGGTGGGGACCGGGTTGTCGGCGCGGACCTTCGAGGCGACGGCGTCGTCGAACATGACCCGCATCACCGACATGACCGACTTGACATAGCGGGGCTTGTACCGCTTACGCAGCTGCTGCTCCCAGATCT